AAGCAGTGAGAGCCTGCACCGGTGCCCATGGGGATACCTTCAGCCAGCTCGTTCAGCGGCTTGATGTTCTCCTTCTTGATGCCGAACTGGTTGTTCTCGCAGAAGTAGTCACCGACTGTCTTGTCAGACATCGGGCTACGCGGGGTAGAGAACAGGTAATTCCAGTTCATGGTCGACATCCAGATCTCCTTCGGAGCATGGATCTTCTTGGTGGTCGCGTACATGTCACCACAAGCGTGGGTCAGGTCAGCGATCACTTCGTCCGGAGTCTTGGTGATCCAGCCGGTGGTACCAGCAGTGCCCTTGGCAACAGCGGTACGGCGGATGTCGGTGTTGGTGAACAGGCCACCCAGACCAGCATCAGCATCACCACGCCATACAACGGAGTTGATGTACTCCTCGTAACCACGGCGAGCGGCCATGGTCTTACGAGCTTCCAGCGGCATACCGGCCATCTTGGCGGCAGCGATCTCGTCGATGTCGTAGTCGTAAGCAACTCCTACGGACTTGACAGTGATGGAGTATTCTTTGCCGGAGATGTCGGACTTCGGCAGGTCAGTTGCACGAGCGTTGATGACCTGGGCCTTACCGATACGGTCGAAGGAACGGTAGGTCAGGGTACGGGCGCCAGCACCGCCGAAGGTGTTGGTCTTGAAGCAGCTACGAGCTTCCAGGTCCGGATAGAGCACATCGTAAGTCTGAGCTTCGATGGCTTCCAGTTGACGCTGGAAGAAGATGCCGTCGTCATCGGTCAGACGAACATCTTGGTCGATCAGGCGAGCGATATCAGCACGCAGTTCGATCTCTACTTCTTTGCCTTGCTCTGCGTCGAAGAACTTTACTTTACGGGACATTTGTATTCCTTGAATCGAGGGAGAAGAGCCGGATTACTCCGGCCCAGCCAATTAGGCTACGTCAGCGTTGGTGATTACAACGTTGACCAGGTCGCCGACAGCGGCGGTCTTACCGATGCCCCAAACAACGTTGGAGGCTTCGACCAGGCCAGCACCAGTAGCTACGTGGAAGGTGCCGTTGGCTTGATGCACGAATACCTTCTTACCACGAACGATGGCACCAGCGTCCATCACCTTGACGACCACACGGCCATCGGAGCACACCGGCAGGGAGTCGCCCTTGCGGAAGACTACGGTGCCGTCTGACGGACGCTTGGCAGCTTCACGGTCGATCTGACGCAGGACGATGCCGTCTACGTGAGCGCCAGCGGCACCCAGCAGGAAGCCACGCGGGCCGGCACCGACTTTAACGGCCTTACCGAACGGGATGCCGTTGACATCTTCGGCAAAACCAGTCTGGATGTCGGCACGAGTCTGTTGCAGGCCGTAGAGTTGACCTTCGACTTCGTCACGGGTATTGATGTGATATTCTTGAACGGGCATGTTGTGTCCTCGATTACTTGGATTGACGGTCGATCATACGCTGGCGGGCGGATTCGCTCTGCGTAGGCTCGGACTTCGCTTTGATTTCCGGATCCTTGACGTGATCACGGAAGGCCTGGGAGATATCGGTGCCACCGGAGTCGGCGCCTTCTTCCAGGAGAATACTGTAGCGGGCGTTGATGAAGTGCTCGTCACGGTCGCTGTAGTCTTTACCACAGGCATCCTTGATAGCGATCTTCTTTGCATCCAGCTCGGACATGCCGGAGATATCAGCATCAGTAAACTGAGCCACCTCGGTCATGAACTCCAGACGCTTGTTGACCAACACCTGGATAGCTTCGTCGGTGATCTTGAGCTTGAGCTTTTGCACCTCGGCCTTCAGACCGTCCGCCAGGGTGACAGAGGCTTCCAGCTGAGCTTCCAGACCGGACACGTGGGCTTGGTCGTACATCTTGACCTGGCCTTCGTCTCCCTTGGTCTTGCCATCGCCTTCTTCCGCATCAGCGATACGGGCGGAGCCGGCACGGCCTTTCGGAACGATGGCAACGTGGTTCGGACGGATGTTGGTCTTGTAGGCATCGTAGCCCAGTCGCTCAGCATCTTCGTCAGACAGGCGGATCAGGGTAGCGTCGTGACCGGAGGACAGTTGGCTTACACCAGCATCCACCAGGTCCAGAGCTTCCTTGTGGGTCAGCACTACGTGACCGGCGAGCTGCTCGCCATCCTGGAAAGGAATACCATCGAGGTTGCCCTTCTGCAGCCAGCCTGCGTTGTCAACAGACACGTCTTCGTCGGGGTGGCCGATAGTGATCGGAGCAGAACGGTACAGTTCAAGGGAGTCGGCGTGGAACAGGTCTTCGGCACGAGTCATCACTCGTACGACCTTGGTCGCAGGCCAGTCAGAGAACAACTTGCCGCATTGGCCAGCAGAGTAGTTCATGATGCCGGTGCGGGCAATGGTCGCCGGAGCAATCATCGCACCGCTATCCTTGAACTTGCGCTGGGTCGGAAGGTCACAGCCTTCATCAACAAAGCGGGTCAGCTCAAGCTCAGCTTCGTCTCGGAACGTGATCCGTTGAGACATTTTGATCATTTGGAGTTTTCCCCATTTGACGGTTTAGGAGGAGGTGGCGGTGCCTTCCCGAGATCAATGTCTCCGAAAGTATGCTCTTCTTCCATAATCTTGATAGCAGTATCGCCAGTAATGACGCCACCAACTACAAGCTTCTGCAATGAATCAGCCAGTTTGTTCCGGCGTTCTTCCTTCTGCAGGGACGACTCTGGGAATGCGCAGTTCCAGGTATACTTGAACGGCTGGATGTCGAAGTGAGCAGCGAGAATCTTATCGATGACACGCAGTCGTTTGTCAAAGACAGACTTCTGTTTCTGGCGCAGCAGGTCAATATAGTTATTGAGGTCTGACTCGCCAGTTGCGTTCATGCCATCGGGCGACGCCGAGAGGAATCTCGTTGCAGGTACACCACAAGCAGCAGCAATGATACGTAAGTATTCCCAGATGAGATCCTTGACGCCATTCAGTGCGATGGTCTTGGGGCTGTACTCTTCGGTGTTGTCCAGCAGCAGAATGTTGTGGTTGGACTTCATCTGCTTCATCATGCGGAAGCGCTTATACAAAGCAGCCTCACCAGCAGGGTTGGTCAACAGATTCTGCAGCCCTTGGACAGTAACCACATCGACGTTTGCTTCGTTAACCAAGGCAGACGCGGATTGCGCAGCCGTGTGGAAGTTGTCGATGGTCTCACACAGCGGGATCAGGGTTGAGTCTGAGTACCACTGGTTCTTCCAGTTCTCGTATCTGGTGAGGGGAGTCCCTTCAAAGCGCAGAATACGAGTCCGGTGGATTTGCAGTGTGGAGCCGCCCAGCATGTAATGCTGCGGGTAGCCGTACTCCGGATCCATCGGGTTCATTTCAACCGTACCTGACGGCATCAGCCGTGTACGATCAACTACCTGGAGACTTCTGATGCATCCCGGCTTGAGGCGGCTTAGGTCGAGCGGTGTCTCTGCACGGCCAGTACCCTTAAGGTCAAGGATAATAGCAGCAGTACCGAACACTCTAGCCCAAGTGTACGCCTCACGGAAGAGTTGGCTGATATGGAATTCATCATCAGCTCGATGGCTTCGGGTGTACTGCATCGGCGCCACTCCCGAGTCATGTCTTCCGGCAGGATGTTGCAAACTTTCTGAGCAACCCAGTCTTCCCTGTACCTAACGATGAGTTGTTCATGATCACGGTTCCGGCCAGACCTGATCCACTCGTTGTACGAGTTCTTGTCTTTGCCAGTGCCGAGACCGGTCATGAAGTTCTCTAGACCGTCATGCATCATCAGACGAGCGCGGAAGTCTTCCTCACGCTTCGCCAGTGCATTGGTAGGTTCAGACATTGATTGTCCTTAGCGTTTGCTGGAGAACCCGTTCGGCTTCTCGATGTGCAGGCCCTTCGCGGTCTCGACTTCGATCTCGACTTTGTTGGACACTGCGGAGATGATGGCTACGATTTCACCAGTGGCGGAATCGACCAGCATCATACGGTTGTTGCCTTCAGACCGTTGGTCCAGGCGGGTCTTGATACCCATTAGCTTCTCCTTACATCCAGGCTGCATAGTTAGCAGTCTGGGCACTGAATGCTACGGCTACGGCGTCAGACACGTTATCTACAACGTCGTCGTGATCTGTACCAGAACCTTCCCCAGTCATACCAAGGATTTCTCGCATTATGTGTGCTTTGTGTTTGTGTTCTGCAGGGAAATAAATCCTGCCCTGTGCGAAGTACGGCACAGTGTTTAGGAATCGAGCAATCTTATCACCCGAAGATTTATCTTTCGGAACTGGGAGAACACGCACTTGCCCGTCTCTCGTGAACTGCTGGTTCAGGAATTGCCCAGAGGACTTATCTTCCATGTACAGCGCCGTCGGGAGCAGCATAGGATACCGTAGATCCAATTGCGTGTGTTTCTTCCAGAAGTCGACTACTACTTTCATCAACTCTGGTGTCTCGTATTTCCCCAGCTCAACATCCGTTAAGTACAGATTGCCTTTCTTAGTCAGGAGCCAATAACAGATCACGGAGTAATCTGAGTAGTCCTGCTTGGTTGAGGCTGTATCTGCCGTCATGAATGCGCGAGCGATATCATCTAACGGAAGCTCCGTCCATTCCTGCCACCAGTCTTCTACTATCAGGCCTGTGCCTCTGGCAGTTGGGTCACCCATGTACTGGGAGTTGAATGTGTACGGAGTCGCGCTTCTCATCGCAATAAGAGAATCGAGGCTCTTACGACTTGGCCACAGCGCAGATTCACCTTCGCCGCGTTTCAGGTCGTAGAGGTACGGAACCGCGTGAGTGTAGGCTTGCTTCGTCAGCAGCTTCTCGTACCACTTCTCGGTACCACACTCAGGCGTCACGATACCTGGAATGTTCAGGTATGTGTATTTATCCGAGGAGCCACCACGAAGGATGTGCCCCACGAGGTCGTCATCATGCACTCGCTGCATTATGATAACCATGGGTGTTCTTGGACACTTGACGACATTGCCGTCATCGTCCTGGACTTCACCGTCGTTCGCAAGCCGCGACATGAAGGTGTTGTCGAATCGGTCGTTGATCTCTTTCCGAACAGGCGCAGAGTATGCGTCCTTCGGTTTGATCGCGTCGTCGACCACGAAGCATCCTGAATAGGTTGGTGACAGTGAGCCAGCGCCCTTACCAGTCATCTTACCACCTGTTGGTACAGCGTGCATTACGCCAGACCGTGTAGTACCCCAGCGCTCAAGGGAGCGTTTGTTCTGGTCTATACGTACAGCAGGGAAGATCTTCATGAACAACAAGTCCAGCATTATTTGCCGGATATAACCCGAAGACTCCGCCACCACGTCGTCCGCGTACGAGGTGATTATATTGTGGCTGGAGGGGTTATTACAGAACGAGTACAGCGGAAGGAAGATACTCAGGATCTGAGTCTTCGAGTGCCGAGGTGGGATGCAGACAATGCCTCTGTCTATTTCGCCATTGACGATCTTCTGACAGAACTCAAATATAATCGAGTGAAAATCCTGCATCTGAAACTTGAAACCCATCTGGATTTCAAAGCACCACTTACTGAACTTCTCGAACCCATTGTTGGGATCAAGTAAGATCTCTCGTACTCTGTTTGCATCCTCAACCGTGATCGCGTCAAGGTCGACGCTTAACGGCCTGGTGAGGATTTCTTCTACCAGCGAAGGCTTCCCAGCGATTGCTCGTTGGACTGCCTCAGCAACGGTAGATGTCTTGATGCCCTCCGTGATAAGCTTCTTGATCTCATCGGAGTACATCTTGGTGTTCTTGTGGTCACCGCTTTCAAATGCAGCCAGCTGCGCAGTGATCAGTGAATTGAGAACAGCGTTCCCAGTCAGGCCTTGACCATCACGCTCTGCTTCAAGCGCCACCAGATATTCGTAGCGAATGTACTGGTTGTCTTTAATGTATTCCCGCAGATTCGGAAGGGTGCGTAACACACCCTTCGTCCTGGAGACCTTTAACAGGTCTCCATAGTTCTGCAGCATACAGCCGACTAAGAAGTTGTCCTCGAACTCATCTACTGGCTCGAAGACATTTTCTTTTGCCACGATTAACCCAGGTCCAAATCATCCAGGTCCAGATCGTCAGTGTCATCAACGATGGCGCCAACTTGGTAGGAACTGTTCTGCAACTCTTGAGGAGCTACCTGCACTTTGCTACCGTCAATCCAGTGGTCCATGTAGGGCAGAGGATTCTTGGCCGGAGCCTTGAAGTCCATCTGGATACCGTATGCCTGGTACATCGGTGCCGCCATGTAGTAGATATATTGCTTGATCAAATCAGCATTGATACCAATACACTCACGACCTTCGGAGAAGAGGTAGTCTTGGAATACTACTTCCTGCTCTACCACAGCATCCAAGATCTTCTTGATATGGACCTTGACTGCCTCGCTTTCCAGCAGAGCTTTCATCTCAGGGATGCGCTTATTGATATTGAGGATTGCACCGTTGAACCTGGTATGCAGCACCTCGTCACGGCAGATGAGCTTGACCAGTTGGCCGATGCCTACGAACTTCTTGTAGTGCTCGACGATACCGAAGGTCACTGCGAAGGAACCCATGAACCCAATCTCTTCTAAGGCGAATAACGCTGTGAGAGTCAGGACGATATCTAGGTCTGATACCTCACCCAGGCGGTGCACCTCATCCAGGGAGTCAAACGCTTCTACGATGGCCTGAGAGCGGTTGAGAACTGCCGTATTGGTGTAGGTCTCCTCCAGCATCTGGCCAGGGTCTTCGAAGGTCTGCTTGACAATGTGACTATAAGTCCGAGCATGGATAGTCTCGAACAACGACCAAGCATTAATCAAGTTCTCCATTTCGGAGTTGCTCACATGAGGCATCAGCAGACCTGAGATGGAGCGGGCGGCTACCGAGTCGGCAAGGTGCTGCCAGCTGATAGTTTTCACCATCAGGCCGGTAACACCCTTATCTGCTGTGCGCATGTCCATCCGGTCTTGGGTCAAGTCTACTTCGAACTCGTTCCAGATCTGCGCCATCTGCTGTTGGTACAGCTCTTCCAGCTCCGGATACTGGACGTTGATGGTATCCAGCAGACCTTGCTTCACGCCCAAGAACAGCTTCGGGTAGCCTTTGATATAGCCTTTGTTATCGGCATTGAATACTGACATTGGATTCTTCCTTACAGTTTGCAGGCACCCTCGCAGCCATCTTCTTGCTGGGAGAACGCACCGCCGTTAAAGTCGTTGGTGTTGGAGTAGTACATGGTCTTCACGCCAGCCTTGGCCTGAATGACCCACTCCTTGATCATCACCGACATTGGCACTTTCCCGTTCGGTACTTGCTTGGTGTGACGTAGTAGTCGGCAGAGATGCCCTGGTCGGTATATGCCTGAACGGCACCATACGCACGAGCTAGGACATCATTGCCCACGTCCCACGCCTTCTCTTTGCAAGCGGCGGGGGCGATGTACTTGATAAGGCCGTACCGCGACGCCTTCGCTATGACAGCGTCTCGCACAGGGTAGAGGCCATTCGGGGCGTCACTGAACACCGCGCTAGACTCGGTCGGCATGTGGGCGACCAGTACAGAGTTCCGTCTGGGTCTGCCACGGAGTGCTTCCCAGTCCATGCGAGGCGCAACGGTCATGTGGCCCGTATCGATGGGTAGCCAGTCCTCACGGATGCCAGAGACAGGTGCTCTGCCCTCCAGAACGAGGCGCTGGGAGGCGGAGAGGCACCAGTAGTAGTGGCGCTCAGCGAGTGCTTCAATCGAGGCCGTGTCCGCGTAACGCAGAGAGTGCTCGCCTAGCCAGCCCGCCAGGCCGGTGATGCCGATGCCTAGGGAACGCCGCGCTTGCAGTTTCTCGGCCACTGGGGCACTCAGAGCGGGGGCCAGCGTGATGAGGTTGTCCACGGTCTTCACCGCCAGATAGGCGATGTCAGCATATTCAGCTTCGGAGACCTTGTACACGTTGATGGCAGCCAGAGAGCAGAATGCAATCTCACCATTGGACTTGTAGCCCAGTGCCGGATTGTAAAGGTCCAGCATGTCGGTGAACGGGGCAGTCGGCAGGCAGATCTCTTGGCAGAGGTTGCTCAGGCGAATCTCGTCCAGGAACGGCGTGTGGCGGTTCGCTTCGGAGTGGTTGAAGCAGTACAGCCGGCCAGTCTCCTGACGCATTTGCAGGAATACCTTGAGGATTTCCCGAGCAGGGTAGACCGGCCCGAGACCACCGTCAACGCTCTTGGTCTGGACGTCAGTGTTCTTGACGACCGCTTCGAGGAAGTTATCGTCATAGGCCATTGAGTAATCCATCTTATCCAGACGGACATCCAAAGGAGTACGCTGTGACTTGAGCTTCAACAGCATCATAATCTCAGGGTCGTACACCGAGAAGGTCATAGTTGCGGAACCGCCACGGCTTACCTGAGTGAACATCTTGACCGACTTGTCTACAGCAGCATAAATCGGGTGCTTGCCCAGATGCTTGATACGGCCGTTCTTTACCTTGTCACCAGCAGAGCGGGTATGCATCTCGATACCGATACCTGCCTTCTTAGCAGTCATCTTGTATGCGAGGTGCTCTGCCACACCAATGGAATCTACTGTATCACCACCGGTAATGACCGAGCACGAGATCGAGTCGAAATCCCCGTTTCTACATCCGTTAAGAACAGGTGTAGGCAGGTTGATTTTACCCTCGATAATGGCACGACTAAGACGAAACGCGTCGTCTGTGACCCCGTGGATTGCAATGGCGATACCCAGCGCACCGACGTGCGGTGTTTCAACTGGAATACCATCTTTCTTGATCGCATATTTGTCCGCCCATTGCATTACTTGCCAGGACTCGAGATGCACAGGTAGATGGCGTCGTACCATCCCTGCACCAGCTCTTCGTTGTCAGTGATCAGATTGGACAGCTCATGAGTCCACAGACCCAGCTCCGCCAGTTGGAAGGCGATGTCACCGATATCGTCACGGTCATCAACCCTCAGGTGGCGGCGCATGTTCTTACGCAGCTGAGCATATACCAGCTGAGCAGCCACACGGCTGTACGGCAGAGATTCTTGCGCCAGGCAGTAGTCAATCATCGACTGATGAATCTCAGCGTGGTGACCTTGGACGGGAGACGAGAGATCACGTTGGCCGCTACTTCTTTCCAGTTCACTTTCTGCTTGCAGGCATACTCAGCCCAACGCTCGATTTTGGAGGAGTCAAAAGGCTCCTCGCTGCCATCCTTTTTACTACGACACGAATGTCAACGGGCTTCATGTATTTGCTAAGGTCCAACTCGGACTCCTGATTGGTTACAACCCGAGTCGTTCCTCACAAGCATGTTGGATAGCTTCGAGAATCCGACGGGCGTCAGATTGGGCATCGCCACGAGACACGACGAAAGGCAGGTTGAATACGTTGCTGCGATGCAGCTTCACGTACCCACGGCTGTCACGGCTGAAGTCGAAGTCCGGATGCTCCAGCTGCACGATGATAAGCAGGTCGACACGGTCGGCCAGCGCTTCAGCTTCTTCAACGAAGCCAAGGTCGGTCATCATGAACTGTTGCTCTTGAGACATCTGTTCGGCAAACTTCTTGGCAAAGAAATCCTTGCCGTGATTCTTCTTGATCACATTCTCACTGTAATCAATCAGCATTTGCCGAGGGGTCATGCTGAAACCTGGGCACTTGGTGTCCTTGGTCTCGCGGTCCGTCGACAGCTCGAAGAAGTTCTCGATGCCGTAGTACGCAGCTGCATCCTGACGGATCATGTTGGCAAGCGTCCCTACAGGAATCTTGTCGAACAGTACCTCGTTGATGAGCTTCACCAGCGTGTCTTTGCCAATGCCAGGAGGGCCATTGAAGGCCACTCCTACAGTAGGTACTCTTTGCATTCGGTTCTCCTTAATCGATGTCTGCCAGAGTCTTGTCGTGGCGGACGGCCTTGTAACGAGCTTCGCGGAGTGACCCGTTCGGTAAGCGCTTCATGGCTTGGATTTCAACAACCTTGCGAACGATGAGCTGGGGATTGTTCCACCACTCAACTCGTTCAGCATCTGACATACCAGATACCTGGTGAGTCTGACCGCTCTTCTCACGAACCACGATGAAGCCAAGGCTGCCTTCGTACTTGGAGCCTTTCGCACCAGGGCCGACAGCGGTTACCTCAACGTCCAGAGTGAGCTCGCACTTGATCTTCATCAAGGAGTAGTCACGCTTGCCTTCGTGGTACGGCTCGTCCCACTTCTTCCCGATAACGCCTTCGCCTTTGTGGCCGTATGCGTCCGGAGTGGAGATAATACGCTCGTAGTGCTCATGCCATACGGCAACGTCACGGGTCACAGCCAGAATCGGCGCACGGCGCAGCCAGCTATAGTCCAGGTGGTTCAGCACGGAGATGAGACGGTCGTAGCGCTTGGAGAAGATGGTGTGCGGGTATTTCTTAAACAGCACATCATGGCACCAGCAGACTACGTTACCAAGCTGCTCCTTGGTCTGGTTGAAGCGGCCGTTGGCGTCCTTGAAGATCATCCCAGGGATAACTGCTTCAAAGATCAGGCGCAGGTCTTGATTGGGCTTCGGGCCTTGGTTGAGCTGATCGCTGTACCACTGCATGGAGGGTAGAAGGCGACCGGTCTTGGAGCGGATGCCTTGCCACACGCCGTCGATACAGTCAACGTACATGTACCAACCATCGTACTTCTCGAAGATCGCGTACTCGTGACCGAGGTGCTTCGGGGATTTCTTCTCTTCTTCCAGATGTAGATGGAGTGCTTTCTGGATGGAGATACTCAGTGAGCTTTGTTGCATCAGAATTCTCTCAGTTTAGCTTGGTAGAACCAGCAGAGTAGTACTCCGCTGTTCGCCATTGCCCAGCAGTGGAACACTATGCCTGCCACAATCGCAGCAATCCACAACGTGTTCTTCACTTCTTGGTGTACTTTAAATCCAGGCATCCGCATTGGTGGCGTTCCCCTTGATCCATTGTTCCAGCTCGTCGTAGTCCGTGCTGCGGTGGTACTGCGCCCAGCCTCCTTTGAAGTACTGGCACACCAGTGGCCTGGGACGCCATCATCTGCGCCTTGGTAGAACACGTCGGTGATCACTACCATGATACTACTCTGCGTGACGGGCCTGCCAGGCACACGTAGATGAAGTCACGTTGCGGCCTTGTCAGCGGCAGTGTCTTCGCTAGGTCCACCCAGTTCCGGAGGCATTGACCACCCTGCGCACCACCAGTCAGGTGGTAGTGTTTGGCAGTGTAGTGCAGCCCTTCCAGTACGTCGCAGATCTTGAGCGCATGCTTCTCCGATTGGTGAAGGTCTGCTTCGAAGTTGAATCCTAGCTCATTGAGGGACTCATGCTCTAGGCGCTTGATCAGTTCACGGATTTCCGGGATCTTGTACTTGGTCGGCGACGGGATGTCACCAACGTCAGCCTCACCACAGTCGTGAGTTAGCGCGGCTGCAAGAGCTTCGATGCTGATTTCGACGCCGTAGAATTTCAGCATCAACACAGCTACGCCCCACATGTGCTCAGCGTTGGACTGGCAGGGGATATCTGGTTGCGCGTGGTAGCGCATTACCATTCCGCTGCGAAGAGCGTTCATGGTCTGGAGTGTCTCATGCATCCTGCACCTCCGAGAATTTCTCGAAGTCACCAGCATTTCGGCAGTAGGTATCGCCTTCACTGTTCTGGTACAGCACTGCTACAGCCCAGGAGCCGTCTTGCTGTTTGCTTTCCACGACCTGGTACGGCACATAGGTCACACCAGGATTACGTGGATGAGTAATCATTTTCGGATTTCGGAGTCCTACGCGCAAAACGTTATGTCTTGCCAGCTCCAGAATTTCGTTCTTTTTCACGAAGGTACTCCTTAGTGTTAACTTGGGCTATACCTTGGTTACACCAATTCCTACATTTGCGTAGGCTACGTGCTCTTTGAAGCTCTGTCACGTAAGTACTCCCTCAGTTGGATTCTTCTCTCGGCAACGGTCTTGGCAGGCACCATGCCTCCCAATTCGAACCGTCTCTTCTGTTCACCTGCTGGATACTTGTTGAAGAAAGCAATAACTCTCTTCTCAATCGCAGCTTCCTCGAGTGTCATCCCAGATCTTTCTTGATAGGTGACAACTTCGTGGCAGGTCTTACACAGAAGTTCTAGGTCTTTCTCCTCTACCAGCAAGAGTCTTTCGCAATAAATGCCAAAGTTCTCCAGTGATAGAGTTCCCACAGTATTCTTGTGGTTCACTTCGATATCCGACAACGGATGGTCTTTACCACACGTCTTGCACGTGATCATAAAGCACATTCGACTTGTCTTCGGATTAACAGAGCGCACACGATTCTTCTTGAGCATCTCTAGCTTCACTGGGTGTTTCGACCACACTCGTCTGAGTGCAGATCTCAACCAAGCGACATAAGCTTTCTCGCTTTTGCAGTAACCGTATGCGCTCATATTAACTAGCCTTCGAAACGTACTACAGCAGCAGTAGCAGGGTCGTACCAAGAGTTAGGCAACTCTTCGGCACGGAAATGCCACAGCTGGAATTGACCTTTGTCGTTGATCTTACGGGTCATGTACAGGCACCGGCCATTCTCGAGAAGTTGTTCTTCCCAAGCGTCACCAAAGGTATGCTTGTACTGGCCAATGACGATCTCCATGCAGCGTTGATACGTGATCGCATGCTCCAGGAGGTCGTAGGCACCGACAGGGCCGACACCTGACCGCTTGGTGTAGCTCTCGCCAGCCTTCGCGCCAGTCTTGTAGACCGACTCTTCCAGCTTACCACAACCCATTACGCCGTCAGTCGGGTCACCGATGAGCAGCTGGTAACAGAAAAACCGAGCACCAGTGCCACTGATCTTGGTCTTCTTGTTGTGGATTTCTTTCACGAGAGTACCGTAGCCAGACACCTCAAAGACGGCCTCGCCTTTGTGCTGGGTCTCCCAGCGGTAGTGCATGCCCGGAATCTGCGGGATGTCCTTGTCGATGGTTGCAACGATGGTGGTACCATCAGTCTTCTGGTAGATGCCCATGAGGTCATCCGCTTCCAGACCTGGTTCACACTCGCCATTGAACATGGTGGTGATATGAGCCTTTGCATTCTTCAAGGATTCCGGCAGCCACGCGCCTTCACGGTTGGCCTTGTACGCCTTCATGATCTTGTAACGGAAGTTGTCTTCCGCCGTGAAGAAGATACGTACTTTACGAGCCTTGAGGCGACGCTTCATCGCCATGATCCGACCTTCGATGTTGGTCAGGATTTCTTGCAGAGTGTATTCTTCCGGAGTGCGGCCGTATTCAACAGCCGCACAGGAGGAAAACACCAACAAGTCACCGTCGATCAGGAGCTCTTCGTAGTCGTAGCGGCCGTCTTCGGGCTCGTCGACAACGGATTTCGACATTGTTGGAATTGCCATAAATGTCGTCTCCGATTAATCGAACGGGTTCGGTTCCGCACCAGCGCCTTCCGTAGGCACTGCTGCGCCACCCATAGCAGCTTCGATCTGCTTGTTCTGCTCTTCTTCGTCGAAGGCAGCACCGGCTTCGCCTACCGGCTTGTCGGCACCGTGGTCGATCATCTTGGGAGCTTCCACACCCAGAGCGGCCGCGAGTTGCGGAGCGTCTTTGTGCAGGGACAGTGCGCCCTTGATCTTGGACTGCTGGCTGTACTGGCCACCGCGAGAGGACTGCTTCTCGAAGTCTTCCTTGGTGGTGTTGGCGTCTAGGTTGAACACCCACTGTTCCAGCTTGAACGGACCGGGGTAACGTTCCTTGTCCTTCTCACGCATCGCAGCAACACCGGAGATGGCGTTGTACTTCTTGGTCGCGTCGGCCTTGGTGGCCTTCTGGATCAGGTTGATGGTGCAGACAGTGCCCAGCAACTCGTTTAGGGACTTGTCGAAGCCTTCCAGCGCGGTCATGACACCGTGCAGCTTGGCCTTCGGCGACATGTAGCCGTCAAGGTTGTAGCTGACTTCCATATCGAACTCACGCGGAACGTCCGGCAGGGATTTGCCTTCTTCGTCCACCATGAACTCGTCCAGGCACTCGAATACCAGCGCCATCTTGTAGGACGGGTCGGGGTACTGAGCGGAGCCGGGCTGCTCGCCGAGGTCGACGATACGGATCAGTACGGCAGGGTAGCCACCCAGTGCCAGCAGCGGGGCTTCCATCTTCTGGCCGTTACCACCAGCAGACTTCTCAGTTGCTTTATCAAACAAAGCCATTAGGCTTCTCCTCTTGTTGGTTCATTTGTCGAATACGTTCGCAGTATTCAAAGATCGCCTTGTTACCGGCGACCATCTTTTCGAATCGAGACATCAGTGGATTCCCGCGTACACAGTATCAAACTGGATATCGCAATCAATTTCACGACGCATCTTCAGCAGGCCGTTCGCTCTGGTGATACCCTCACGGACTACACCACGCCACAGGTCTTGCAGGCCCTTCTTGACTGTCAGGATCAGTTCATCGTGGAACTGGCCGTTCAGCAGAGGCTCACGCTTCCAGCGTTCTTCGCAGATGCAGAAGATAGACTCAACCCACAGGTCGAATGCGTACGCACCAGTACCTTGGCACAGTGTTGAGAACCGGTCTTTGTTGGTCTTGAGGTGGTACCAGATCCCTGACACAGGGTTCCGCTGCCAGTTCACACCGTTACACGACTTGATCTCCATGGAGTCCGCCACTGCATTGATGGACCAGTTAAGTTCCAGTATGCATTGTACAGCAGCTCAGCCATCTCAATCGGCATCTTAGATGCACGAGATATACCTGCTGGCCGCTGGCCGTATTGGCATCCATAGTTGATTGGCTTACCCTTACCTCGGATACCCTTGAGCGGCTTGAACCGCTTGGTGTCTTCCTCGGTAATTGGCAGGCCATCCTCTTCACGAAGCGTGTAGTCAATGTAGAACTTCTCGTCATCCTCGGAGCACAGACCACCCAGACGTGCGATACGCAGGTGAGGGTCGTAACCACGAGTTTGTTGGCTCTTCACGTACTCAGGGTCGTACGGGATCTGGTAGTGGTGCTTACACCGGTCTTCCAGCGACGACAAGTCAGAGCCTAGTAGCTCATGGTTGTCATCAGGCGCCATCAGCAGAGAGCGCAGCTCCTTGCCGTAGGGTACCCGTTCTGACGGGACGTTCACCACCTCAGCGTGTCTGAGACGCAGAGTGTTGGTGAAGCCCGCCGCACGTGCCATGACCTTGCCATCAATGGCGTCACGGATCCAGCCGTCAACGATGCCGATACGGTGCTTAACGATACCAAGACCCTTCAGTCTTGCAACTTCTGGGTGGTCCTCGATAAGCAACTCGATACCTGGGTCCATCTCCCCGCCAGTATTCTTGACGTTGATTTGGGGTATCACTCGCTCGTTACCAGCATCATCCTTCTTGTAATCGAAGGTCTGCGGTTCCCAGCCGAGACTGAACAGCCAGTCCTTGACCTGCTGTGGAGCGTTCGGGTTGCCCTCGACGTCCCCGTCTTGGTACTCGAACTCGGTCAGGTCATTGAAGTCGATGCCGTACAGCATACAGAACTTCAACCAGCCTTCACCGTGAGATGACAACGCACCGTTCATTTTCCACGGCTTGGCGCAGCGCTTCTTGGTCTTGAACACCGGCTTACGAGGCATAACCTCGATCAGTTCCACGAACCGGTCTTCCTTGTCTGCATGCAGCCGCTTCGACAGCTCTTCGGCAGCTGGGATATTGACCTTCCACTTCGTGCGCTGCTGGTTCCGCAGATGGCGGCCCTTGATAACGCACACGTGGTTCAGGGCTTTCCACGCCTCAGCCTCGATATCGTCATAGAGGCGATACAACATAGCACGAAGACGTTTCCACAGCTGGAGCTGAATGCGACAGTCTTGCATGACCCGTCGGTTGTATTCTTCTTGGGAGAGGTTCTGCCAGTCGTCAATGACCGGCTTCGGTATACCAAATTCTTCCCCGTACTCGGCAAGGCCGTAGCGATTACGCAGCGGCTCGAGGTACCAAGCGAGGTAGAGTGTATCCAGAATACGAACCTTGGAGATGTCGTACCCGAAGAAGATCAATGCCTCACCATCGTAGCACATACCGTTGTGCATGATGAGGCATGGGCCAGTGTCCAAGAATGCTTGGAGCTCCGACAGCGGTCGGATGTCCGCGCAGGCTTTGTGGTTCAGGACGTTCCAGGCCTCGGAGAACAGGAACTCAGTACCATCCGTAGCCTTGGCACCAAAGTTATGGAGCTTCGGTGCCTCTTGGGTATAGAGGTCTTCCAGCAGGCCAGTGGTTTCAATGTCTGCCGCGAACATGTTCTTCGGCTCGGAGAGCAGATACATTGGATGCATCATGGAGCCCTCGGCGGTGCTGGCATCCAGACGTTGGCCACGCCTCCGCCCAGACATTGGCGGCATGTCGTGGTCATAAGGCCCAAGCGAATAGTGCCTTTACCATGGCATACTGGGCATTCCTGCTTGACCTTCACCATGGGTGGTTTCTTCGCGGGTTCTTCAGCATCGTGCCTAGCCATAGCAATCTTCAGCTCGTGCTCGTTCACCTGGTCTACCAGCTCTTGCGCCCTCGCAATCGCTGTTTGATCCCCGATCTCGGAGTACGTGTTCTTGAACATCAGCACAGAGCGACGAAAGAATTCCTTGTCTGTCATGGTGCCCTCCGGAAGGTCACTCCCTTCAGGTTGATTTCGGCACCATCAACCTCTTCGCCGTTCTTTAACCGTTCACGAACAGCCATCAGGTTGTCCACTGCTTTAGCGGAGTAGCTATTGCGAGGGACAGTTACTTCTACAAACTTTTGCAGGGTAACAGTCTTCTCAGACCCGTCTTTCTGAGTCTTGAGGATCAGTTCCCACGCATCAGGTACTACCAGCATGGATTCTCCTTACGAGGCTTTGGTGCTTGCCGTAGCCTTGTCTTGGTACGACTCATCGTCCCAGTTGCGCTGTTGCAGGCGACCAGTACGTTGTGAGTAGTACGTCTTGAAGCGACCAGTACGACCGAATTTCCGGTTCTTGAGAACCACGAAGTACGAGCAGTCTGGGTCTTCCGCAGACTTGTTCCGCTCGAAACCAAAGATCATGTGTGAGTAACGCATCGCAGCACGTGAGCCAGTGAACTGAGCTTCCGTAACCTTACCGCCGTTCTCGTGGGAACGCTGGTTGGACGGTGGGGCATTCAGGTGACTGAACATCACTGCCATGAAGTCAAACTTCTCGGCGAGCTTGGCGAACTCGTTATTCACCTTGCCAAGGAAGTCGTTACGTTCTGATGCAGACAGACCCTCAGACAGAGTCGTGGCATTGTCCACCATGATGCAGTCGTAGAGGTGGCCTTGAGTGCGTATCACCTGAGTGATTTGCGCCCAAGTAGTCTCTGGGTCCTCAATGGTTGAGATGTCCCAGGTGCTAATGTAAGCCTTGAGGTAGTCGACGGTCGACCGCAACCGCTCCTTGTCGTATGGCTCTTCGCCGTCTTTGACAGGGATGTGGTACGGCACGTTGTCTATCTTACCTGCTACGTTCTTAAACGTCTCTGCTGGGGACTCTTCCATCATGATCATCAGGGTGCGCCACCCGTGCGTACGAGCGTTCCACGCAGCCAGCTCATGACCAATGAGTGTCTTGCCACAACCCGTACCGCCACCGATGGAGATGAGCTCCTTCTTGCGTTGGCCATACGTGGTCTTCATCAGGTCGTCCCATGGATAAGACAAGCCCCACTCTGGGTCCTGCATAATCTCGTCCATGACGTCATCGGCACTGAGTACCTGGATAGCTGCCTGTGACGGCTTGGCCATCTGGAACACTACAGCGTCCTTGGCAGCCTTGATACGCCCCTTGATCAGGCACTCATTGGCGTCTTTCTCTGGGAGCATCGCAGACTCTGCATGCGGGAAGATCTTGCGAGTTTCCTGCACAGCCTTACGGCCTGGCTCGTCGTCGTCGTACACCAACACAATACGCTTGAAGCGAGTGTTGATTTCCTCAGACATGCGCCCAAGGCACATGGCAACAGAGTTGGTACCGGCAGGCAACGACACCACGGGGTAGTCGTAGGAGCTATTGGTGGAGGTCATACGGAGGATTTTGCGGAGTGCAATTGCATCCTCTTCACCCTCGGTGATGTAGAGTACACCACCGCCTACACGCTTCGCCCGTTCCCAACCATACAGGTCGGCGCCTTTAACGTCACCCACGTTCCACATGGTCTTGCGTGCGATCAGCTTGATCTTGAAGCCTACTACCTTCGCATTCTTGGTGTAAGGATGCGCGATAGCATACGGTGTAGTGCCGTCAGTGGTGCTCGTGAGCAGTCGGACACCGAAGTAACTCCAGTCTTCTGGGTCGATGCCGCGATGCTTGAGAGGCATTGTTTTGCACTGCCTGACCTCAGCAATCTCTTCCGCGATTTCTTCCGGTGTCTTGACATGGATATCTTTCGGGTCTGGAGGATTGTCACCATAGGGGTTAGGCACCAGCTTATGACAGTGGAAACAGAACCCCGAGAAGGTATCATCATCGTTGAGGAATATCTGGAGCGACTTCGAGGTGCTGTTGCACTTCGGGTCATCATGTTTCATCCGCTCTACGCAAGTGCCAGCCATGATTACTCCTTGGCAGCAGGCGCTTTAGCAGCCTCTTCAGCCTTCTTCAGTTCAGCAGCAGCGTGCATAGCACGGCCTACTTGCTCAACCAGCTCACGACCGGCTACACCACCAGCGTCTTTGGTGACGTCGGTCTCTTGGTAGCCCATGGCTTGGAGGGCCTGGTTGCTGGTGTGCAGCAGCGCCTGGATGAAGCCGTTCTGGCTCTCTTGCATCAGGCGAGACACTTGCAGAGCAATGCGCGGGTCGGGAATCAGCCGTGCCAACTCCTGCTCGATTTGCTGGGGATTGGGTACGGTGATGAACCGGTGGTCGATATTAGCCGCCGCCAGAGCCATCAGGATCTCAGCAGGACGGGGATACTTAGTCGAGGGCTTAGCCATTGGAATCTCCGTATCATTGGAAATACACTCACCATTGAGTGCATTCTGAATGACTCGATGTCGGTAGGAAAAAATAGCCCCTCGCGTCATTTCAGCAAGGGGCTAGATTTGGCAGTTACCTGTAGTCAATGACTACTGGCCGCGATGCCAGCGTGCCTGATCAGAATTAGAACAGGTCTTGGGCGACTTCTTCTTTCGCTTCTTCGGTGGCCTGAGCAGTTTCGCCTTTGGCGGCAGCTTTGGCTTTGGCTTCGTCAGCCTTCTTCTCGGCTTCGACGCGGTCGGCTTCCAGGCGGGCAGCCAGCTCTTCGCTCGGCTCGATGGCTTCGAAGGCTTCCAGGTCGGCAGCAACGATCACGCCTTGGGCGATCAGGAAGGAAACAACCTGGCTGGCGACGTTCTGGTTGAACACGCGGGTGCGACCGTTCAGGCCGGGAACCTTGGCGTTCGGAGCAACGGCGACGTTGACGAAGGAGGTGGCAACCTTACCAACTACGGCGGCGTTGTCGAGGGAAACCTGGTGCGCTTCGGCGGTAGCCTGGTCTTCGAATTGCTTGCCATCGGTGGTAACGAACAGTTGTACGGACTTGATAGTCATGAAAGATCTCTCTTGATGTGGAAAAGCTTCTCTACGAAGCCATTGGATTACTGTGATCCACGAGGGGGATTCAACAGCGGTTGAACCGAGCGGAGGACGATGCCCCTCATCTCGTCTTTAGTCCAGTCTTCTTTGATACCGGACTTATGCGGCAGCTTGATACAAATCAGTTGCCGCAATTTGCCACCCTCGCGGATGACGTATCTTCCGTTGTACCGCTTGGAGTTACGCTTCTCAATGAAGGCGGACTCCTGTAAGCCGTAACGGATGAAATTGTTACGCTGCATGCAGTTGGGAACCTCAAGCTTCATGTACTTGAGGCACTGCTCATACAGGTATGCTACCTGATGCCACATGACATTCTGGTCCAGGGCTTCAAGCTCACAGATCAGATGAATGGCAACACGGTGCTCGATGGTCTCGCATACAGAACGCTTGTTAGAGTGGAAGTTGAAGTATTCCGGGCTCACAGCGCCCCCTACAACAGTCACTCCAGCGATATACGCACGACCTTCTTCTTGAGCAGCCGCTCGCATCAAGTCAGCTGTGCAGTGTTTCATAACACCCACAGGGACTTTCGTGGTGCGGACTACGCTGACAGCTTCATTTAGCTTCAGCTTATTCCACCCTTGCTTACGCAAGTTGCCATCAATCGGTCCCCAGAAGACAACGAGTTCTTCACGGGCAAGAAACGCCGCGTCCTGATTGCGTAACCACTGCTTGATAATCTCGAGGACTATCTCTTGGTCATCCGTAAAGTTGGACACGGCTTCTCCTTAAGACTGCTTGATGTACTTGTTGCTGACCACGATCTCATGGTCGAACAGACGGACGACAGAGGATTTGAAACCTGCCTTCACCACGTGCATAAAGGTACCACGAGTAATCCGCTTCAAGTCGATGTGGGCATCGCATTGGCGGAAGATGGTCTCTTTTATCAGATGGCGGTCCATGTCAAGCCGACCGTTACGGCCAGCCTGGGGGATATTGGAGCCCCCGAAGAGGCTCGCCAGTTTACGCAGTGACTTGTTCACGGCAGGATCCTTTGTCAGAAAGGGTGGTTGGGGTCCACAGCCGGTGCGCCGGTGTTGGCCGGAGCATGCATCGGATTAGGCATCTGGCCCAGGGTCTGCTGAGCACGTGCTTGCTGACCGGCTTGGAATTGCTGGTCACGAGCTTCATGCTTGGCAGCTTCTTCCGGAGTGCACGGACGGATGCTGTTGGACAGTTGCTGCTCGCCACCGCTACGCGAGAACACAATCCAGGTGGAGACCTGGTACCAGACACCCTGGATCTTGAAGGATCCGAAGTAGTGCGGTGAGCGTTCACTGGTACGGTTACGGGCAGCGAGCAGAGTGAAATTGGCGATCTCAGCAGGGTACTGAGCGGCTTGCGACTGTTGCGGAGCCAGGTCAGGGTGCTGGAGGGTCGGGGTTTGCAGGTTGGTTGTCATAGTGGTTCTCCAAGTTGACATACACAGGTTTATTTGATTGAGCAGTACCCTACAATTAGGAATACTGACACGCAGGTCAGGAGTAGCCCTCCGAGGAAGTCCCACAGAGACATCTCGGCAGATACTATTCCATCGTTGGGGTCGTTACGACGATCGTAAGACATGACCAGCTCCTTGTGGGCGCCTCAGCGCCCGAAGTCTTGAGGCTTAAAGGAACACATCCAGAACCTGTCGTCTAGTATTGACTCACAGATTGCACGGATGCCGTTGAAATTGTAGCTAAGCTCACCAGCGCCACAGCCTGGGATTGGCAGCATCACTGTCTTGAGCCTTGAGCATTGGCATAGTCCACCAACTCCCGACAAGATCTTTCGATAATTGCTGGGTCCGCTATACAGTGGAATCCAGGCACCATTGAACCAACGACGTATTTACTCTGAGCATGAGACACAATGTCTGCATAGTTCTCAAGGATAATACTCTTAGGCTTCACCGGCATCGCGATGATACTAGTCTTACCTATTGTCATCAGACTCCCAACGGTGTTGCCTCTGCTTTTCAGATGGGCGCCGAGTTTGCCTTTCAGCCCTGGGTATTTATCGGACATCTGCTTGGCGATACCCATACCCATAACTCCAGCGCCACTGCTGGTGACGAAGCCATTGGTTGTAATGCATATAGCATCGGGCCGGCCAATGTAGTCCATGATATTTCCAGTCATGTACTTCATGGTATTCTCCTTAAACATACCATAGAGAGCCCTGTTCAAAGGCGGTCAAGGCTCTCGAGTTATGCCCTCAGTATTAATCAGAGTGAGGAACTCCGCTAGATTGCTTGGCGAGGAACTAGAATACCTCGTGGCGCTTCGCTTATTAGGCGGCAGCCAACATCAGATCATCGTTTGCATTTATTGGATGATAAAAACAGACGCGTATTGCTGACGAAAACTATCTGGTAAACATACCATAGAGTGCCTTCCGGCAAGGTGAAGACACTCGAGTTATGCTTACAGGAAAGTGATTTCCTTCTGCTGCACCGGAGCAACTGCAATGTTGCAGGACTTCGAGTACAGCGTATAGCTACCGACGCCGAGCTTCTGGAGCTCTTTCTCGGATGCAATGTGAATGATTTGGCCGTTCTCACGGCTCTCGGCAATCACAGGGTATACGACGTTGGACACAGGTTTCTCCTGTACGGGTTGCGCCGGTTTGGTAGGGACGGCCTTTATTCGGTACCCGATACCAGCGGTATTCGGGATGAGCTTGTACAGGCCAGGATGCTGAAGTATGGACCAGTCGAGTTTCAGCTGAGCCATCAGGCACGCTGATAGTCGCCCATGACGTCTACTTGGGCAGCTGCAGCTTCTTTGCGGCGCTCGCGAGTGTCTACCTGATGTTTCATGGTAGCATGGCTAGTGATGGCGAATCCGCGAACTACCGCATCCTTATGGAATGCGTAGTGTAGGTACTTGCTTACGTACTTTTGACCGTTGAAGTCTTCGTAGTTGATGCGAAGGCTGTTGACATGCACACCCAGCATACGACGGCACCAGTGAATGCTGTACTTCATAGCGGTCATCTTGTGGTCCCACATGATCATCACTTCGCCATTGACCTTGCTACCTCGAACAGACATCACACGACCACGTATGCCACGGTACGTAATACCTTCGCCTACATGGATTACTTCGTCACCGGGACGCAGACCACGTCGCGGATGAGTTGGCAGGTAGGGCATATAGCCTCCTTACTTGGCCTTGGTTTCACGGAAGCTTACACCGTCTTTGCGGCGGTACTTCTGGTGAGCGAACACGGTGTCCAGCTTACGCTGAGAGGTAAAGATAACTTTACCGGCACGAACCAGCTCATAGTTGATTGCTTGTGCCATGCTTAGATACCCCGCGCGATCTTGACAGTTTGAACAGCGATACCACGACCGATCAGGGCCATGATCTTATCAGCACCACGCTGCTTAAGCATGTGGCTCTTCCACTCTTTCTGCCAGTTCGGTTTGCACTTGGCAACACGACGGGCTTCGGTACGCGCTACGTGCTTGGCATGCTTACGCTCGACACGAGTGGCGGTGGACAGGGATACTACTTTGTCTTCTTTACGCATAGAGTGATTCTCTTTGTTGCGTTGATGGGAGGGTTAAATGATGGTATTCCTTGGAATGGGCGTGTAGGATTTGAACCTACGTTTTGCACCCTCTTGGTGCACGTCCTGGGCCTCTAGACGAACCTCCCCAGAATACCACCATTTAACCCTCAATATGGGTTAGAGACTAGCTCTACTATTGACGCCCGCGTCGAGCAGGAGTTGTGACTTTGGTTTTATTCCATTGTCTTTACCGTCTTGGCAGCATGAGCTAATCTCTAACCCACTCGGGGTTGGTGCCAGTTGTAGGGCTCGAACCTACGACCTACCGATTACAAATCGGTTGCTCTTCCAACTAAGCTAAACTGGCTTGGTCTGGGGCCTAGGATTTGTACCTAGATCCTACGCACCCCGTGCGCATGGCTTACTTAGCCCATCCCCAGTTGTAGGCTCCGGTGGCGTTCCGGAGCCCGTTGTAGTGCCTACACCATCGGCTGAGGCTTCAACTTCGCCAAGTGAGTTTCCGTATCCGGAGTTGCTCGCATGGGCTTGTTGGGTTAACCCATGATGGTGTAGCCGTACGCATGAGCGGGAGACGACTGGATACGTCGCACCACGGTCTTGCGGGAATTACTGCGGTGAATGAGGCGGCCCATTGGGGAGCCTTTACAAACACCAATACGCAGAGGGTCAGTAGCAAAATCAATTGCACCGGAGCCCAAAACGCTAGAGACATTGACACCATGCATGTCCTTATCCTTCAATGGTTTTATCACATGCACCACAGTAACCATGATGCACAACAGTGCCACAGCACGGGCATACCTCGTCATAAGGTGCACGCGGGATGACGGCGAAAATCGGCGGAGCAGGCATGCTGCTCGCCTGGGTAGACATAGCTTGCATACTTGCTCCAGGTTATTTTGGGATTATCCCATTCAGGAATTTCTTTTGGCGCGTTAGCGCTTTTCAGGCGTCGGTACTTGTAAGCACCAGAAACCTTTTACTTTACCATTCATCTCCATGGCCACTTTCCCTGACTTTTCACACAGTTCCCCGTCCCTGTAGGTCTCTGGGACAGTTATAGTTGTGTTCGTGTAGTTGATAAGCAGCACCAATATGAACGAGTTTATCATTACCACACCATACCTGTAAGGAACATTTCCCGAGTGTCGGCATCGATGTGCGGCATTGCGTCCTGTATCAGGCTGCCGTTAACCCAGTCACAGTACTCATCTACGGTGATGGGGATAAGCTGCTCACGGTCTTTACCGGTCATCGCGTCACGGAAGATACACTTGATACCTTGCTCGTGAGTTACTGCGCGGCGTACAGCACGGTTGACGGCTAAATCAACACCTGCTGCTACACCACAAAGGTAATCTTTCGCCATTGTATTCTCCTTAGGCTGTGTGTTACACTCGACGGGGGAATCCGTCATTGAAAGTCGCCCATATGTCGTCACCTGCATACGGCATAGCCCACTCAGGCTCCAGACCGTCTACCCACGTGAGGTATTGGCCGGCGCTAGCGATAACCATGCGCATGAATTCGTGCCCTTGCGGAGAACGAAAATGGCAGAGCGTACCGGTGGTTCTTACTTGTGCAGCGGTGACTGGCCACTTCACACGCAAGTTAGTACCGGGCGGCATTCCACTGGTGAAATTAAAATCTCTATTGGTCATTCTCACTCCTTTGTTGTAGTGATAACGATAGAAGCCACTACTTTAATGGCTTCGACTTTAGCACTAACTTTTGGCTCGGAGAGCCTTACACCGCAGCACGCTCTACGACACGGATTTCCATGTCGGAGAACTTGAGCGTTTGGGAGCCTTCTGGGATATGCTTGTTGTGGAGACTCAGTGCGTCCACAAACTCACCGCCAGCCAGCAGGTCCACAATGGTGTCGTGATCGTTCTTGTCGGTCACGTAGCCCTTGATGCCACAGACTACACGGTCTTCTGCCGGCAGGTTTTTGGTGGTGGTGTCGAAACAGTAGATGTCAATTACACGAAGTTCCAATGGTTTCTCCTTAGGTTTGAGTGTCCGCTCAATGCGGCTCAGAAATTTATCACGGGTTTCACCAGCATGACGGATTGCTCCGGGTATACCGGCGATTGCTTCTATCCTTCGTGGAAATTGTCGATGTGGACTTCTATCGGCAGGATTTCCGCCAGCTTTTGGTTTACGCTAACTGTGGTTTCTGCCCAGCCTTCTTTGAGACGGTTGTCCCGTACTAAAGTAGCCCAGCAGGCTCCAGTCACCCGGCGTATCTGTCCTTGCATCGTTCCGCTGTTGCACATCAGCTCCACACATTGCAGTGATACATCAACCACAGTCAGCTTTTCCCAACCACTACAGCTATGGTAGATACTGTATACATGCCCCTCTTTAGGTGTAATCATGTTACACCTCAGCAAGGCAGTTGAGCGTCGACCTGCTCGCTGGCCATACCCAATTCCGGTTCCGCGTCAAGACGCTGGTACGGGTGGGCTGCCCTGGCAACCATGTTGTAACGCATCACGCACTTCTCGTAGCGCTCTTCGTTCTTCTCACGGTCACCTTCGCGGTACCGGAAGGGCTGCTCCGGAGAGAAGGTGGTGTTGCCGTTACCTTCTTCATCGAACCAGAACTTGTTGATGTTGCAGTTGAAGGTGTCCATGACGTCTTCTAACGTCTCGAAACGGTCTTCGTACACCAGGATGTCCATTTCGGTCGTGCTTGCATCCGCTGCCCCGCTGCTGTAGATGCTGAACTGCATCACGCCGTACAGACGGTCATCTGCATCCGGATAATCTTCTGTGGCTTCGTAGCTATAGTCCACACGGGAGCAGTACGCCTTGATGCCCTTGATGTCCAGAGCAGCAGAGATGAAAGCACCCAGCTGGTTCAGGTCGTCGTTGGGGCAGTTGATCAGCAAGACGTCGATGTCGCCGCTGCCTTCGAGGTCAACACCTTGGGTCTGCGCGGCCCACAGGTCACGCACGATACCACCGGCCACCCAGGCTTCGCCCACGGCCAGTGTGTTGACGATTGCACAAACTTTCTTGGCCAGCTCAGCGGTGTTGGTGAGCTTGGCGAGTTTCTCTTGACTGATCATTCTGGTTCTCCTGAATTTTGCAGTTCAACCACTTCTCTTCGATGTAGCGGTCGAACGCGTCTTTAGCGATCTTCTTACCAAGATCGCCACCTTTACCGGCAGCGATCTGCTTGTGGCCTTCTTGGAGCTCGGCGAGCGCACTCTTGGTGCAGTCGCCTTTGTCCATGTTGGCCAATACAGGATGGCATGCTGACAAGCTAGCCAGCAGTATTAAAATTACGACTCGCATTGGACTGGCTCCAACTGTTCCGAACATGTCGCAGTGCATCTTGCATAAGTGCCGCAGGATGCTGACCGTTGATGCTCGGAAATACGTTATGGGCACGGCCAGTGCAACTCACAACAATGTTCCAGCTCCGTACTTCACTCAGAGCCTGTTGTTCGTTAATACCGTCCACACTCATGCTGCACATAATCGCATTGCTCACGAATTGTTCTGCAAGATGAGTGTACCCGAAATTGTGTTCATGGCAGCTCGCCATCTCCATGTCATGAGCACTGCCGAGACCGGCGAACTTCAATGACATCGATACGACGCCGTGCCGCCAATCGAGGATGGCGAACACAGTGTGCTTGGACGGGACGAACGAGTCAGAGAAGCCGAGAGTGGCTTCCATGTACTGCGGAATTTCCCGTGGCTTGAGCAGGAACTTCTTGAGGTCGAACCAGAGCCACACCAGCAAAGCAAATGCGGAGATCACGACGGTGATTACTTCCCAGGATGTCAGGTCACGCATGATTACAGCTCCTTGATCACGTTGAGGATGTCGCGGTCTTCCGCCCACAGACGAGCGTAGTCGTCGTTGCTGATAGTCAGCTTGGTGATGGTACCAGAGTTGCAGCCAGTCACTACTGCGTAGTAGATGACCTTGGCCTTCAACTGACCACACTTAAAATTGTCTGCCAGCTGGTTCAGGGCGAATTGGCGCACCTTGTTACGCAGGATGACACGACGTACGTATTCTACAACTTCAATAGCCATTCTTGGCTCCTCAGTATTTGTAAACTTGAATCGGTTTGCCCAGCCTTTGGCAGGTCTGGATCATGTTTCGAGTGCCTTTCGACGTGCCGTCCCAGAATGCTATGACAGCATCTGCTCTGTGAGCCATGTCTGTGTTCCTTACCATGCCGGCACGCTTACCCAACTTGTCCCATTCAGGCACGAATTTCTCCTGAGTGTATCCTCGCAGGTCAGCGTATCGGCCACCAAGTTCGTCAGCGCCTTTGGCAGTACCATTGATTATGACTATTCGGTAGCCTAAGTTTACCTTATTGCTCAGCATGTGGTCACAGCATGCAGTCAGTTTAGTCATGTCAGTGAAGTCACGGCCGCCGACTATTGCGACTCGGAATATCATTGTCATTGGACCCTCGCAATCGTGTACTGATTGGTGTGAGCAATCTGGTTTACCTTCAAGCTGGATAGCTCTTTGATACCAGTTGCGGTAATCGGTTGTACCATGCGCATCAGATGGCCCCAGTCGACGATATGAGTATCAGCGGCTGGAGTCATGTCGTAACGCAACTTGACCGAGTATTTCGCATCATCTCTGCAATGCGTGAAATACTGGTCTTTGAACCACTCAGGATTGGAGGCCAGTAGACGGCTTTCGATTTGCGAGTAGTCCACATCAACTAGGTGGCTACTCATCTGTTGGCCCTCAGCTGACGCAGACCAGCCATGATGGAATTGGCAGTCTTGATTGACAGAGTGCCTTGCTCAACAAACTTACCAATACGAGGAATCATCTTGGTGTTAGTTGCGAGCAGAGCGTGGCAGGTGTCCTCATGGATTGAGCCAGAGTCCAGCATTGCCGTTAAAACTTGTTCAAGCATTTCGTTGGTGTACATAAAGTTCTCCAATAAAATGATAGTCAGAAATAACTACCACAGATGCCACTCAATGAATGGCACCTAGTTAGCTATTCGCTACGGACGATCCACAGTGGGTCGTCTTCCAGCTTGACGTGCAGTGCCCAGCCGATTACGCTGGTCCAGAACAGTCTTGCGAATGTCTTGGGATTACCCGCACGCTCCAGCACGAACGAGTTATCCTCGTCGGGGTGGAATCGCATGTCCCGCACGTAGCCATTGGTACGCAGGATGGAGTTGAGTTGGTACTTCGACAGCCCGTAGTAGGACAGGAATCTACCCATTTCAGGCGCAATAAATTTAGCCATTAGCATACACTCGCTACGATGTTTCCGGTGATCCAAAGGATGAACGTGAGGATTGCAGTCGCAGCCCATTGTTCGCCCGATATGCCTTGGTACCCGAAGCAATTGCCACGGTCATCGATATAACCGAGACTAACGCAATCGCAAAGAGTACTATTACCAGACCAAGTAAATATTTCATTGTTAACTCCATAAGGGTGGTGCTCCACCGAAGAGACTCACGTCGTTGGATTAAAGACTTGCCTCAACGACTGCAATGACGGTGTGGAGCATACTCTTGTGGCTCGAAGAGCCTTATTTATCCCAAGGGCTCTCAGGATAATTGTTATTGGAAAGATTATCATCACCACAAAGGTAAATAATAACTACCAATAACACCAAACAACCAAACGACAACCAACACATGCTAGTCACCTCGCACCATCATAGCGTTCTCGATACGCTGGGCATGGATTTTCGCACGACCTTGGGGTGTCAACGAGTAGTAGTACTTCGCTGGTTTCACAAGGCGTTGCATGTCTTTGATACTCATGAACTTGGGCATAAAGCCTCCTATTGCTCAGATTTTAACCCAGTTACCTGGGAAGTCTTCGTGGCGAATCGACACTGTTTCGAATTCTTGAGAATCAGTAGTCATTACCAGATTCACACCATCTGACTCGGTGATACGACCGTGAATTACTTCACCACAGCCTAAAGTGATCTTGTATTCCCACTCCATGAGGTTCTCCTCGTTGATTAGGTTACGTCGCAAATCGCAAGCGACATTAGTATCATGATAATTAATAATAGACATACGTAATGATAATAATATTATCATCATCAATTACAAAAGGCTCGTAGAGCCATATGTCTAGCACAGACTTTCGGCTCGAAGAGCCCTATGGGAGCCGTAGGCTCTTAGTAAGTAACGTAATAACCATACTTATGTAGGTCATACATGTATCATACCTGTGTCTGTGAATGACGTAGGGGTAGACGTCTTGTGGCGCTCGAGTTCCGCTTGCCTTCCACGTCCCCACACACACTGTACTTACACAGCATACGATGGGTGTACTTACTAAGAGTCTTCGACTCACACATCATACGGACGTCTCATACTACGTCTCATACGATTATTCTTCTCTACACAGTCATACCATCTATACAATTAGTATTGCTATGCAAGAGATTCTTGAAATGATGATAATATTTATCGTGACCCTTGGGCCGACACGGCCTTAATAAGAATCAGGAGAAATATGTGCTCTACGGTAGTATCTCACGTTCCACGGTGATTGTTCCGTAGGTGGAACAGCACATCATACAAGTCTTCATTGGTCTTCATTACACGGGTACGATGCCCTAGTTTCGATGAGGAGACGCGTGACTTAATAACGTGTTGAAGTGAACCTACGCGGTTGCTGCTTCGTGACGTCGTTGGGCCTGTGCGTATACATCGGTAGCCTACCAATGCCTCATCTTCTTTTGGCCCGCCAGGGCCGTAACCATGGTTATGGTGGTTAGTTATTATATTGGCAATAGACTATAGCAATAACCCTTGCATCCACCAACTATACGCTGAGGATATCAATGGAAGGTCGCTAGTGACTTGTGGCTCGACAGAGCTATCGTCAGAAGCTTTTGGCTCGTAGAGCCGATTGCTAGCGTCTTGTGGCTCGTTAGAGCCTGGTCTTCTCTTTGAGAGGCTCCCGTGGCGAAGCATCTAGAGGTGTGGTTGCTGTGGCAACGGTGGGCACTACTTCATATCAATGGTAAGAGTGGCTCTAAGCGAGCGCTGCTAGTACCATAGAAGCCACTATTGCTAATGGCTTCGAGTTACCAACAGACTATTCCCTTGTTCGATTATTCGAAGTAATAAGCATCCTTGCTGAACAGGATTTCTTCAGTCAGCACCTGTACACGTTGCTTGAGCGGGTTACCCCACTTCATCTCAATGCCCATCTGGTTGGCCAGATGAGTTACAGGGTCATTGTTGATGAACATGTCAACGTATACCTGAGGAACAACCTCACTGCGAAGACGAGGAGCATCTTCCAGGCATACACGGAACTGGTCATGGATAGTGGAGTAACCACGAAGACCAGCTTTCTTAGCACCAAGAGCAATCTTACGTGCCATCACAGCATCCAGGCCTTGGATGAAGTGTACCGGGAAGTAGTAGCAGAAGTTACGACGCTGGAGGATGCCAGAAGTACGAGACTCTACCAACCAACCAGTAGCCTTCTCTTTGCTACCAAAGATAACACCCTTACCATCAGCACCATAGTTGATGATGAACGGCTCAGAAGTCATACGGACTTGAGCTTCACCCTTCTTGGTGCACAGGAAGCCATCAATGTGACGATGCTCGAAGTAATCAACATTGTGCTCTTCGCAGTAGGCCTCAGCAGACTTACGAAGAACTTCAATGAACGAGCCAATGACCGGACCCATTGCCTTGTTGATACCTTCGATAACAACATCTTGACAGAACTCATTACGACGATCACTGGCGATACCAAGAGCTTCCATAGTAGGCTCGAACTTCTTGAAGCGCAGTGACGGAACACCACCACCATATTGGATGGCCATGAACGGAGTCTTAATCTCATTACGAGTGATTGTGCGAGTCGGGATAAGACCAGCGTCAATCATAGTACGAGTGATGTTGTTAACTTCCTGAGCTGACATGTTGTACGGGTCAGCAGGCTTCTGCTCATAGCCAGTGATGAGGCCACATGCTTCTGCCATGGTCTTACAACCAGCAAGGATTGAGAAGATTTGAGCACCAGAGCACTTAGCATCAGGACCAAAGCCAAGACGGCTCTCGCCCATACCAGTATCTTCGAAGCTCACCCAAGTACGGCACATGTCCATGTAGGAGAAGAACTTCTTGAACGGAAGTTCACCATTGTTGGTGTTGAATGCATGTACCAGAGCTTTGACAGGCTCTTCAGCAGTGCGACGAATGTAAGCCTCAGTGGCCCACACACTATCAGTATCACCGATCACTTCACCGAACATTTCGTTCAGGAACATGTGATACTGCTCACTACCCTTAGCAACAGGGTTAACAACAGTGTGGTAGCACAATGCCTTAGCCATATCAGATGCTTGCGGGTTAGGACCACAGTGAGCAAACTGGTACATACGACCACGAAGGTCATGGAAGTACTCAGAGAACAACTCAGCAACATTAGCCAGCTCGTTGGAGCCATGAATCACATGACGAGATTCATTGAACACAGAAGGCACAGCCAGATTGTTAGTAGTGCAGTAACCAATCAGGCCATTGATTGCATCCAGCAACCAACGGTTAACACATTGAGCTTGGGACTCGATGAATTCCAGCGCCTCACGAACTTCCTTAGAAGTGCCATCCTTACGAGCATTAGAGCGACCTTTGACACGCTCTTTGCGACGAGTTTCAGTGGTGATGGCTTCAGACTGATGCATCACGCTAGTGCGAGAGATGCAAGAACCAATGTACTTCTTAGTGTGCTTGATGTAGGTGATACCATCTTCGCAACGCTCTTCCAGCAGACCAGCCTTGATAGCCAGCTCCAAACCCTTGGACAGCTTCTCATGCCAGTGAGTAGTACCAGCAGCATCCATCATATTGTGGTAAGCACCAGGGATGAAAGTGTTAGCACGAGCAATGTCACGGAAGCGACGACGGAACACAGCTGTTTGCACAACATGGTCGAAGTCGTATTCTTCGTCAATGTACGGCAGAACACCAGCGAGCTGGACAGCAAGCAGAGCAACAGAACGATTGTCGAAGTTCGGTGCCTTGGCCTCAAAGTGATAGTGACTATCAGTCTGCTGACCATTCTCATCCAACGGCGGGTATTGAGTATAGAACCCATCCTTCTCCAATGCATGAACAAGAGCAGTAGCGATGGAGCCAGCACTCTTGAGCTCAATGTCATCCAGACGAATCTGACTGGATTCTATGGCATCACGAGCTTCCACAATGGCTTTGAACTCACGGCTTACGTCTTTGGCGGTCTTCATAGGTTTCTCCTCGACAACTGACATGGTAGTAGGGATAACAACATCAAACACACTAGCCCAAGATTGGAGTGCTTTAGCCTCCTCAGGGGTATTACACTTAAAGAACTCACTGATGTCAACACCAGCACCATCAACCATAGGCTGATTGACGTACTCGCCAGTGATGACCTTAACGATATGAACAACCTCTTCGTTGAGACCCATGTTCAAGGCAGTGATACGCAGTGAACGAAGGTCAGTGCACTCATTGAGAGCGAAGGCCTGCTCTTCAGTCAGTGTACCAGAGTCCAACATGGAGATGAGGACCATCTCAAGCTCTTCTTGCATGGTGGCAGTGAAGGTAGCAGCAGCAGTGTTGTTCATGGTGATGATAGACATAGTAGTATTCCTTATTAAGAGTATGATAGGTAACAAAAGGATGTCAGAAGAATCAAGTGGGAACGGGTCCCATCAAAGCAAGATTCAACAACAATCCTTCCCCCACCCTATTACTTACAAAAAATTTTTATTATCATATTTTCAAGGTACCATATAGGCCACGAAAAAATTTTTGTAATAGGGAATCTTAATGTGTCACTACTAAGTTAGTTGGTTAAGGTCGACCGGCTTTCTTCATCGCATTTATCACATTCCTTACAGCATACATAACTGTAAGTTTACTATGGGCAACATGCCCTATACGTGACTGCGGTACTTCACGAACTCGTTGCTCCATAAGAATCCTATGTCTGAATCTTATTAGTTAGCTATGTGAATTTAATGAGTGATATCTATCTCCCTCTGACGAGGTCGACCGATCCTAACTGCATTCTTAACTCCGCATCTTGCGCTGTACTACCCAAGATGCTCCTGCATTCTTCAGTACTTGGCGACGTTCTTTGGCTTCTTCATTTGCATCAATAGGATTGAGGTACGGATTACCAACATACTTTTGGCCATTGTCCTCGTACATCACGATGTATACTACTTGTTCTTTCATTTGCATTATCTCTTAGTTGATGGTATAAAACCAGAGCCCACGGTATGTGAAGTCTGGTGCCAGGAGCTTTAGCCCCTTGTATGACATACAGCGGTCAGGCTGGCCTGCCGGACACCGCGCCCACGCTGGGAATCGCGGCCTGCCCGTCTTGGCCCCAGAGAGCACGTCTGGCGACAAGAAATGGTCTGCCGTTATGGAGGGACGCCAGTCACCGGCGCGCAGAGAGCGGGCCAGGGAGAGTGCCTCTGTGAGAGCCGCCCCGTCAGCGGGCGGTAAGGCCACCGGTAGGGCACCGATTGAGTGCGGATGGCGCAGAGTCCACGAGAATTGGGCTCTCTGCCATACCACGCCGCAGGCATCCCTAGGGTATCCCTTCATCTTCACTCTGTTGTATACTACGCTCTGGACAAGCCTCATGGCTGTTCTGTCGATGGAGCGTGCTTCGTGGTAGGCGGCCTGGGCGTAGCACCGAGTGTTGTCATAGTTGTGGCCTTTCGAAGCCATCGCTTTCTGAGGAAATATATGCAAAAGCATCAAGATTCCCAGGAGTTTCATGTACTTTTGCATTGATTTCCTTAGAAAACGGCCCATCTCTGAGCCATTTTGTTACTATTTGATACCATTATGCTCAAAACTGTAGTGGTTTCCGTCTTGGAAACGGCCACCCCAGCGAGCCAAAGGATGGAGGGATTCCCAGAATTCACCGAGCTCTTTATGAGACTCAGTGTCTGCCAGGTACTTACCATCTTTGAACAGGTTCAAATCAATCGCCAGCTTCTGCTTGTGGTTGGAAGACGCGTGGCCGTAGCCCTTCTTCACACCCATTTCTCCGTGAACTCGTGGGTCGCGGAATGCGTCCCCAAGAGTCACTTCATAACCGAGCTCGTAAGCCTTGTCAATCAGACGAGGCACGTACTTGGTGAAGAGGCGTTGTTTTTGGCCGAGTGTAAGATTGGCCATTATTTCACCAGCTTCTTGATACCTTCGACGACTTTAACGTCTTCTTGGGTCGCGGAGGAGTTGGGGCGCTTCTCGAGTTCCTTGATGCCTTCATGCATCAGGTTGATGAGAAGATTGGTACCGACGGTCTTAAGGATCGGCCAGAGGATTGCTTTCAGCAGCGGCATTATCGTGCTCCTTTCGGTTCAGTTTTCAGCTTGATCTCAGAACCACCAACAGCATCTGGGGTTCGTATGACCAAGGTGCCGTTCGCATCGTTGTAGTAAACGTAGCGAAGCATGGTGCTCTCGATTTGTTCCATCTTACGCAGTACATCACGGGTTGCATCCTGGCTAGCCTGGACGGACGCCTGAGTGTTAGTCAGGGACTGCTGCATCGTGATCTGTTGTTGCGCGATGGTAGTAAGCTGGGTCAGAATGAGTTTCTGGTCATTCTTGTCAGCTTCACTAGTTGTTTGAAAGATGTTGTAGCCCATATAGAGGACTACGAGAAGAACTACGAAGAGGCCACCCTTTTCAAGGGCAGCACTCCGAGCAACTACTTCTCCGACTGCAACTGGAGTCGTCATAGGAGATCCTATTGAGGTGTGTTGCCTTCTGCTACCAGTTGCTTCTCATCTTCGCCTATCAGCGGCGCACCGTCTTCCGACACCATACGCCCTGTTACAGGTGCTGCAATGGTGTCCAAAGCCAGCCACAAAGCTCTTGCAGAGTTCGGATGGTAATGGCCGGTGAGGGACGAGCAGGAGATGTTACTCTGCTCGTACGGGAGGAACAGCTGCTTTGCCTTGTCGACAAATTCTTCAGCAGGCAGGCTATCAGCCGCTTTTTTCAGCGCCTTGATGGTCTGGGTGTTGTAGATGTTGTACTGTCGAGATGCTACAGCAGCTGTAAAGTTCTCCATCCATTCAGTAATTGTCATGATCACTCCGGATTGACGGTTCGGTGAACACGGATACTCAGCGCCGTGATCGTCATTGCCTGGGTTGACACATTGTGCAGGCCCAGTTGAATCCCAGTTACTGGGAACGGGTCGTTCGCATCCCAAGTGTGGCTAGTGATAGTGACTGAACTTAAGTTCTTCCATTACTACCTCACTGGAATACTTCGTCCTGCATACTGACTGCACGCATCATCTTCACTGACTTGATCTCGAGTTCTTTGAGTTGTTCGGTCTCTTCGTCAGTAGCAATACCAAGAGCCACAGCCCGAGCCAGAGGCGCAATACTACGCTCCAGCTTGTCTTGCTGTGACTTCTTATAGGCTGGGAACATCATCTCAGCTTGCTGCTCTGGAGTCGGCGCTGTGCACTTAGCAGGCTCGCCAAGCTTACCAGCAATAAATGCTGCGTAAAGTTCTTGGCCATGCTCAGTGGAGTCGTACTGGTTCAGCGTGTACGGCAGGAAGTGCTCCGGCCAGTGGCTGAAGCGCACCATAAGATTGACCGAGGAGTGCTCGTGGTTAGCCCACTCTAGGTTCTTCGTCTCCAGCACGCATATGGTCAAGCCTTCATGTTTGTGCAGAGCCTCGTCAATCGGGAGCTCTACTTGTTGCTCTTCTTCTTTCGGCATTATAGCCCCTTTAAGCGATACGGAACCACAGAGTGGCTCTGTCGTCCCAACGGTCATCTGTGTTCGGTTCTACGAAGCCCATACACATCCAAGTGCCCTGGAAGTTCCAGGCGCGGTTCTGGCTCCACTCGGCACAAGCTGCGGCATACAGGTGTGCGCCTGCCACTGTGCTGCCTGGGTTGCAAGACGAGGCATTCTGAGCAGGGTTCAGCGCCGCGAAGATGTAGGAGCCAACTACGCTATGTTGGCCTTGCACGATGTTCCGGTTGCCGGCTGCCGCAGTGTGGTAGTGGACCTTCGCTGAGAAGTTGCCGATAGCCCAGTCAACAACGTTGGCACCTCCAAGTCTAGGGGAATACAGGTCGCCATTTGGGTTGATATACCATCCAGACGAAATAGGCGGCTGCAACTTCCCATTATTGTACAAGAACCATTGCCTTGTCCATGTACCACCGTCAGTGGCCCAGAACACATTGGCCCCAGATTCTGGGTTCGCAGAGGAGAGTGCCCCATAGCCGTACTCAATCGAGTGGTAGCCCGGGAACGTCTGCCGTTGACTCAGGAAGCCCCGCAGCGATCCTTCGCTTACTTGCACCTCGTTACCGTACAGCATCGCTGTGCCAATGTCGGTCCATCCCCGACCGTTGTTATAGCAGGTCTTCAGGTTCCCCACTAGCAATTCAAACCCTGAGTTGCCTAGTGACGCGTACCCTTTTGCCTCGCCCCCCGCCCCGTTGCCTTGTCCGAATCTGATGTTCGTGGTGTTGGTTGGCTTGTAGATCAGGATTGCGGAGTTGCCCGGCTGGTGCATTTCCAACATCGGGTTAGAGGCACCCCGGATCTGCATGTAGCTCGCGGCTTCGATACTGCCTTGCGATACTACACTTCCGGTGATAGTCCCGCCCGTCTTGTCGAACTTGGTGCTCAACGAGGACAGGAGGTAGTCCCGTCGGACAGCTGACTCGTTGGCCGTGCCCTGTGCAGCAGTGATCTTCAAGTCATCGAAGTTACCGTACAAGGCGTTTATGCTGTGACCCAGGTACGGCAGACTATCATAGTATCCGGAGCCCTTGTTGAAGTCCATCAACTCAACGGTCTTGGTCCCAGCAACATAGTTCGGACCGGTTCGTACAGGGAAGGTCGAAGTACCAATAGTGACAGCGCCACCGTTGTACTCAACTACTGCGTCACGAGGTACACGAATCTCCACAGGGAACGCCTGAGACTCGATGTACGCCGCGAAGGCACCTGAGATCTCAGTACCAGCTGAGAACCCAGCGAGGGCTCGCTCGGATACCGAGTAGATGTTGAACACCCCGGATACCCACGAGCCCTGGTCAGACCAGCCACCAGCAAACACTTTGCCAACGAACGTATTGCAGTTCATTGGAACTGAACTTCCGTTAGTCGCTGTTGAGATCCCAATTTCGCCACCCTGCGCACCAAGGCTCCGGATAGTAATCGGTATGTACTGCCCAGGTGTTACTGTGTGAGTCGCGTTGATCGTTACTGTCTTGTAGCCTGATCCGTCCAGCACCGACTCCAGGTAGTCCTTCCGTACGGCAGCATTAGCCGCCATATCCTGCGCAGCAGACATGAAGAACTTCGGAGCCGTCAGGTTACCTGTCATGGTACCGCCACTACGCGGTACCATCGATTCTGCGAGCTTTACCAGCTCGCTGAAGGAATATCCCTTCATTTAAGCTCCTTAAAGAGTCGTGATTTGTTCAGGTGTCAGGGCGCGTGCCCAGACGGAGAACTTTCGGCACCACCAAGCTGCAAAGCTTGAGGCAATTGTGCCCACTCGAACGATGTTGTAGGAGTCTGATGGCACAAATGACACGTATCCCGCAGCGCCTGGTACCCCATTTAGATATGTCTCATACCTTGTTGCAGTCAGTACAACTACTATTTTGAATAGTACACCTTTCGGCACAGAACCTATTAGGAAGTCTCTAGGTTGCCCCCCGGAGTCTACCACTCGAAAGTACGCTAACCCAGCTGGGCTTACGTACACCCTGTCGTCTCTGCCGGATGTGTCTGTCTGCAGTACAACGCTATCAGTTGACACTGGGTCAATAATACCTTCTATCAGCATCGTTGAGTCTACGAATCCTGCGAAATTGTTCTGAGCATCGATATTTAGATACTCTTGGACACTCGCGTCTAGCAGTAACCCCTTTCGTTCGTGCCTCGGGCATCCCGCCGGTGCTGTTTGTAGTATCCCCGATTTGTCTGTGTACGACAAGCTGAGTTCCCTTATCATCTCCGAGAACCCGAACCCTTGCTTGATATGTATATCACTCAGCAAGTCCAGTTCCAGGTCTGGAGTCGGCACTGCGTAGTTCTTCTCTACCGTCTTCCGCAGCTCAACGTACTCTGGCTCGTTCAGCAGGTATTGCTTACTTGCGCCGTTCTGCATGAATGCCCGACCAGAGCTCTTCTCGATACCGATCTTGATCGTGTTGTACCTGAGTCCCACGGCAGTTGCGTCGGCAAATACAGCATGGTCACCTGCACCTGGGTTGATCTTGGTCTCCGCATTCGCAAAGACCACGGGCCCAGTGTATGTGCCACCAGTGATCGGTACAGCGCCAATCTGTGACGCAGTAGTGCCGTGTGGGTTGCCCATGTCTGACGTGTGCGAGGCGATCTTCTGGTCTACCACCGCGATCTTGTCGTTGATCTGGGCCTTGGTGTACGTACCAGCCTGAGCAGCAGTAACCCCATGCGGGTTGTCCATCCGAGCAATGTGCGCATCGAACTTGGCTACCATGGCCGCGTGTTGTGCCATGGTGAACTGCGCTGAGGATTCCTCCCACTCAGTCAGGTTGTTCTGCGGTGACAGTACCCTGCTAGGCGCCGCCACCTTAGACACGTAGATCTTGCCGTCGGACGCAAATGCTTGAGCACCTAGTACGTACTCGATGTCCGGACCCCATTCAGGTGCACCACGCTCGGCGAAGGCCAGCAGCGCAGTGTCAATCCGGTTCATCTGGAAGTTCAGTACCTCAAAGGTCGGTATTTCCCCAATCCAGCCAGTACTGTATTTCAAACTCCCAGGATCTTTTCGTGCCCCGCTAAGCGCCCAAATTCGCGCAAGTGTAGGTCTTGTTGCCATCTGTTACACTCCGAGTGCTGATATTTGATATGGTGTCAAAGCAAATGCCCATACCTTGAGGTCCCTGATAGACAGTGCAAGGCTGAAGTACTCTAGCAAGTTGCTTTTATTCAGCATACCAATACCAACAGTAGGCACATCATCAACGATCGCGAACACTGTCCCAACCATACCAGTGGGCATGTTGGACGGTCTCAGGATTTGCCCCGCTGCTGCACGAATCTGGAGTCCATATTTACTGAACCCCGGCTCGTCGATTGCTGCTGTAGAGGCAAGCCTGATTTGTTGGTGTAGCTGATTGTCTGAGTAGACGTATAGTCCACCACACAGCCCTGCGGCGCAGAGTACGCATTCAGTCCGGCTCCAAGAGGCATGTCAAGGTCTGGCAATGGCGGCTTAAACAGGTCGGAATTTCGCAAGCGAAAGGCTGCGTAGTTCGTATCAGAGAGCATTTCCTGCCCATCTTTCTGTGCCATCATCTTAGTGGTGTCGATACCCAGCCTTGCACCCGCATCCAAGAATATCTCGAATCCTTGTGAAAGCCGTCGTATACCACCACCACTGACGTCCATTCTCGTCATAGCCACCTGGCCGGTGAATGTGCCACCGATGTCTTTGTCGAGGACATTCACATCCGCTGGAGTCAGCCCATGCGGGTTATCCCTGCGGTTGATGTGGCTCTGTGCCAGTGTGTCTTGTGCCTGTACTGCCGCGTCGATGTCGGCCCGTGACATCCCGTTGAAAGACTCGTAAGTCTCCCCATGCGGGTTGCCATTGTCGCCTACGTGGTTATTCACCTTGAGGGCTACTGCCGCGTAATCTGCCTGGGCTTGCAGCATAGTATGGAACTTTGCCGGAAACCAGATAGCTGGATGCGCCAGAGGTGCCTTGTTGGTGTTGCTGCTTTGGGCCACATACCGAACTTCGTCAACAATAATCACAGCACCTTTAACGTACGTGATCTCTTGTTGCCAGTTGAAATTCGACTTGTACCACTCCATCAGCTGCCAGTCGGTTGAGTACAACCAAGAGTTCATCCAATGGTGCGGCTGCTTCACCACTGGGTGGTTCACAGTCCAGCCTACAGCATACTGATTCGGCTGCTGATCGGGGTAACTCGGGTTTGCCGGAATGTAACTGCCAGCGTCGCCGAGATTCTCTGGGAGTGCGTCTTCTGCCCACAGTTTCGTGAGCACTGGTCTCAACGTCATTACGCCACCCTTGCAATTGGCAGTGTCTCAATGACACCAGTGAAGTCTTCAACGATGAAAGTCACACCTACGGGCTTGATATGCTGCGCGAGACTTCTGATTTGCGCTGCCTCGTAGATTGTGAGGGTCTTCTTGAGACTCACTTTCGTTGTTGCTGGAGCTGGAGTTGTGATCTCCACGTCAAGCTCGTTGTCGTTCAGGATCAGCGTGAAGAACGCGATGGTATCTTCAGTATTGCATCCGGTACGATTCTTGATGATTCGAGCCTCAATCCAGTTGCGGAAAAGCTCGTCATTGAGCCTGATGTCTTGGACGGTGTCGTCTTCCTCAGAGCGGAATGGGCCACCGATGTTCGGGTTGTCTTCACGACCCATACCAAGACTTTCAGCAGAGTCCAAGTAACCAAAGTTACCAGCTACCGACACGCTTCTAGCGTTCTGCCTGCCCCAACGATATCCCCGATGACGTCCAGCTGAGCACCAACAGCCACGTCGTAGTAGCGGTCAGTTATTTCTTGCTGGAGACAAGCGTACACCTCTTGCAGCTCAGCGGCGTAGCAAGATAGGTACTTGATGAAGTTCGGGGAGTTCCTGTACTGCATCAGCAACAGGTCCATGAGCTTCGTCAGCGGGGCTGCGATTACAGTGCTCATGACAACTCCTCGACCACCACCTTGACCTCGTCGGTTTTGGCTTTGTCGACAGGCCCCATCAGGATGTCCCGCTGTACGTACGTCACGCCGTCGGTACTCACCTCGATGAGTTTGACGTTCACTGCCGGAGCAGCGTTGGTGGCCGGTGCGTACAGCTTGCCCCACTCGACGTCCGTCGCTATTTGAAGGCCGTTGATGTGCTTTACCATGGCGTCACGGATGTTCCGCAGGCTGTTGATAGCTACGTTGCTCGGCCGCTTCACCTTCACCTTTACCCAGATGGGCACCTGTCTTGGGCGGGACAGACCTATCATGTGAGGATAACCTCGTGAGTCAGTGATCTCAATGTTCACATCCCCGTAGGCCTGGATACCTATCGCTTTGTTCCGATAGACTCTCTCAGCAACGTCTTCCAACGCGCCGCCCTCGACCACCGTCCTGAATGCGTGGGGAGGAATACCATCAACAACAGCATCAGTATCATTCTCCAGCACTGCAATGAAACTTAGGTTCAGGTCAGCTACAGCTGAGTAAATTGCTTCAGCAGTCGCGGTACCTGCTCGCACCAGTGAGCGCTCTCGTCTTGCACGAAGCTGCGGGTCTGTCTCACGTACTACGCCAGTGATACCGGCAGCAGGGTTGTTTACAGTGATGTCTGGAGCGACATCGTCTGCAATCACCGTGATTTCGCCTGGGAAGATCGTGATCGCGCCTTTGGCGAGGCATGACGCGATTACTTCACCAGGCAGAATGATGCTGCGAGTGGTAACGAACTGAATCTTGTCCGTGGCAGTCTCCACCACAGTACCAGCAGGAAGAACCTTACCAGCACTGGTAGTGGCGTCGAAGTACACACCAACACGAGTCGGAGTATCGACGATACGAGTCAGGCCATTCAGCCGAACAAGGTTGTCTAGTCCAGTACCGGTCACTACGGACGGGTTGTAACTGTGGTACGCCTGTTCAGCCAACAGCCACTGATCGTAGATGAACGCTGCCATGATCCTGATGTTCTGGCCATCAGGGCTTTCCGGAGTCGTGTCGAACGAGTCGCCAAACTCCAGCTTGAATCTTTGCTCGAGACTGCGAACGCACTCGTCATAAGTCTTGACCGTGATTCCAGCTTCGGTAATACCGGTCATACCGTTACTCCTGCGCTAATTTCACCGTAGATCGACGTCGCCGTGAATTCTACAGTCAGCAGACGCGTTGTTGGGTCCGCTTTCAGAGATAAAGAATTGAGTGACTTAACACCCACGGTGGTCTGGATAGTGTTCTGGATTGCGAACTTCGTCGCGGAGATGTCGTAAGACCTGTCCAGTACTCCAGTCCAAGGCACACCAATTCCTCGGTTCAAGGCCCACTCACCAAGAAAGGTAAGGAGCCTGCATTTGACAAGCTGGACTGTGTATTCCAGTTTATCGGTTCTCGAGACCTGCCTCCCAACGATGATATCGTGGTCTGCACCGAGCTTGAGATTGAAACTCATTCAGCCTCCTGCTGTGAAGAAACTGGTAGCACTCTCAATGACTGTGTCGCCACAATCAAGTTTATCACCGATTAGTCCGACAGGCACTCCGTTCACCTTGATGAACGCGGAGCCGCCAATCAGCTTCGGTGTGTGAGTACTACCGTTAGAGTGCGGTTCGAATTCTTGGCCTACCAGTATAACCGGATGGCCTCCAATGCCTACGAACGAGTTACCGCCCTTAGACTGGGTAGGAGGAAATCCATCGTGCCCACTGGTCTTTGAGACATGCGTGAGTACGGCTGGCATTATTGCTCCATCGAGATGCTTTGGCCCTTCAGTGTTACGCTTGTGCCCTTCACTTGGTTGGAACCCGTGGCTGTGGACTCGATATTCGAGCCCTCAAGACCGATATTTCCGTCAGCCTTAAAGGTGATGTCTCCACCGGCTATGAACTTGATGTCAGACGGACTGATCGTTTCAATCACTCCATCCGGATGGAATACCATCTTCTGGTTACCGTTACGATGCCTGATTTCAAGTCCAGAGGTATTGAACCCACCAATAGGATTGGCGAGGTTGTCGATTGCCACTCGGCAGGACGCGTCTTTACGGCTATACCGCCTGCGTGCTGCTGGCTCTGACCGGCCATTTACGACATTGTACGCCCGTCTGTTCTCGTAGAGCCAGTGGTCTATTCCAGACTCATAGAACTCTACGATACAGTCATCTCCCGCATTCACAGGGAACGTCATTACGAACGCACCACACCTTGGGAATTCCACCGGTACGTCTATCAGCGTCAACCCTTCTTGGTTGAAGTAGTTGGTGTCGAGAGTACTGTTGGTTCCGTTGGTTGCCAGCTTGACCGTAGCCATCTGGCTTTTTGGGTCGAAGGACACAATAGTCCCAATTGTCTTCGTCTTGACGTCCATTACAATCCTAAGAATGTTTCATCGAACCCTTTGATGATATACAGTCGCAGGTTCTCTGGTGCTGACGGGTCGCTGTTCCGCTCCTGAGTATTCACAGCTACGAATGACGGCATGTTGGTGGCATACTGCCTAACGAGATTCACCCCGCTCTGCAACGGCAGGCTTGCAATGGTCTCGTACTTTCCGTCTTTCCGCCATTGCAGGATAGTCACAAAGCAACCGAGAGTTACGTTGTACCGCACTCTTCCAAGTGTGTACTCTGTGCCCTCGTAGATGAACCGAGTGTCAAACCCAGTGGAGAATGGTACTTCACGGTGTTCCATCTCGTAGAACGATGCCGGAACAATGTCTGGTACTTCACCGTCAGAGATAGCGGTAGCTTGAACCGCACGAGATACCGGTGCAGCCAACAGCTGTACAGCCGCTGGATTGATGGCGTTCTCTACCGTTGCAGCCTCAGGGACTACTCGCCGGACAGTGGCCTGCTCTTGAGCCACCACTTCACCGTTACTGTAGTTGGTACTTACCTGCACAGTACTACGAGTCAGGTCAACCACGTTCATCTGCTCCAGTGTCAGCGCGATAGGCACTGAGTAGGAGTTGGTCACATCGTTGATTGCATCGTACTGGCGGATAACACAGTTCTTACGAACACCACGCAGAGTCACCACATGCACCAGCTTGCCAAGGGCGTTCAACCTGTCGACGGTGTTCAGCGCTTCGTCCACCTTGTCGATAGAGACTTGACAGAGTAACGCTGTTGCAATCGGTTGGTAATCGTCCCAAGTGTAATGCTGGTGTACGGGATGGTGATATTGATAGCGTCGTTGTCGTAACCGGCGCGACCGTATTTGGTGGTCTCGGAGTACGCAGGGCCAGCTGAAGCTATCTCCTGCTCTGGGTCGAACACCTCTCCAGCATCATAGACTGGTGCACCACCGCCTGTCTGAGCTGAGCCAATGGCCACCATCAGCTCATTGAAAGACTCTTCAAATGTCTTGCGGCTAGTAGCTACTGACATTGAGATATTCGAGGTGATGGTGTCTAGTGTGATGATACGGTTCTGACGTATAGCGTGGTCCGAGACTTGGAAGCCTGAGTCCACAGGATAACCAGTTACCTGGACAGCCCCACTGTGACCTTCACGAACTACACCGTCAAATGCGAGTACACTCCACTTGCCTGATCCGGGCTCTTCCTCCCAGATGATCATTGTGTCTCTGAGTTTGTTAGCCATGTTGCTCCCACTTTCCATAATCACCAGCAGTCGGAACAGTCCCAACTACTAGTGTCTCCCACAAGTCGACGTAGGTGTCCATCTTGTGGATGACTTTCTTTAGCATGTACCGTGGTAGCACTGCGTACTTGGCAACGTCGTCCGTGTAGAACAACGGGTCACCAAGCGCAGAGTAGTCAGGCAAGCCACCTGATGGTAACGCCAAGTCACCTCGAGTGCCGGAGATGTCTTGGACATCGATCACCCAGCCTGGGAATACTTTGGCGTCTAACACCATCGGGAAGCTGATCGTGGCAACACCAACAGTAGGTGCGCCTTTCAGCAAGAATGGCTTGACGTTGTAGACTTCTCCGTTAGCCTGCAAATGGTTGAACTCGTTGTGGCTCTGCGCGCTATCGTCGATCCTCGGGTAGAACCCAATGCCACTCGCTCTTTGAGAGAAAGTAAACGAATACGCCTTCCCTAGCTTGTGTAATGTGCCGTACAAGTCAGGGTCCGGCTCAAGAGCTTCTCCACCCATGTCTTGCTGCAGGATGGAGTCCGGCAGATCAAACGTCACCGCTTCAAAGCCGGCCTCCCACGTCATCCTCTCCAACACAAACCTCAGGGGAGTTCCACGAGGCACAGAGAACGGTGTGAATGGCTGTCTCAGGAACGAGCTTGCCAACGGCAGTACAAATAGATGCGTGAGGTGGTGTGGTACTGCACGACGCGCGTAGGCGTTCATAACAATACCCTCTATCACCAATGGCAGCTCACCGTTCGCCAGCACCTCGTCTTGGTATCCAGCATAGAGTCGGATAAAGACTTTAGACGCCACTCGCAGTGACTCAGCATTGTCCTTCGAGGCCACCTCATGGTCACCTGACGTCAGAGCTTTTGAGTTCTCCTCTGACAGGTTGTAGATGGTGATGCTGGCTTGGGCCAGTTGCTGCGCCAACGACATTTCGATTTCGCAGTTAATGCGCAGCTTGTCTGTGACGAAGAACGGGTCTGCCGTGAGCTCCCGCCTCGCCTCCAACCGCATAATGCGACCGAACATGTTATTCCGCTCCGCCTTGATAAGGTTTGAAAGCCTTCGAAGTGATACGTCCGGACTGGTCTTTCACAGTCAGAGAAATACCATCAGTCTTGAGCTCCACTTCCAGCTTGCCACCACCACGAACGTCCTTGGCCAGTTGATTGGTATCCAAGGAGTCGTTGCGGATTGCATCCATTACCCTGTTGCGCTGAGATGCAGAGATGCCTCGGAATTGCTTCTCGAGTGCCGCCCTGTTAGCCTCAGGCAGCGTGCCGTTCATACCAGAGAACAATGAGATCTCGTCGGCCAGTTCACCTGCCCTTGTAGGCAAGGCGAAGTCAGTCACTGAATCAATGGCTGACTGGATGGCAGGGCCAATGACACCGTCTCTGGTCGTTGACATAGGAACTCGTCCTTCGACAAGAGCTCCACCACCACCAGCATTTGGGGCTAGCACCCCAGCAATGTCCTGCAATGCCGAGCTCATGGCCTTGAAGTACTCTTCCCCGAATCCTGCGATCTGCCCAGGTAATCACCGGCTGTCAGCTTCAGTTCCAGAATATTGTCATTGATGTTCGTGACTGCGTTGTTCAACGACTCACGACCACCAGCAGCATCAGTGGCACTCAGTAAGGACTTCAGCCCTGACTGTTCCATAGTAGCTGCGATGCCGAATTCACTTACGCCTCGGCGGCGAAGACGGCTTTCTGTCTGACTCATCAGGTTTCTGATGGCATCCGGGTCTTGCAGGTTTGTATTCTGCAAGTCACCTAGAGTAATGGCACCACGAGTACTGGTGACCAAGTTCACAGCACGGTCAGTGAAACCCTGTTCCAGGCCTCCCTTGGCAAGCGCGATAGATGACATGTCCGACATTGCTGAGGCATCATCAAGGTATTTACCTTGGGTCATACTCAGTCGTGTCTTACGGAACAAGTCTTCACTCATGCCAGTTGCACGTGCTTGCGCAGATAGATTCAGGCCTGTGTCGTTGATGTCGTTCGCTGTGTCCCAGAGGATTTCAGCACCAGCAAGAGCTACGTTGAGCATCTTACCAGGTCGACCCATGGCAGCTAAGCCACCACGCACACCACCCCGAAGAGTAGTAGGAGCATCACGACCGCCGAACCCGCCGTAGTTTCCACGGTACGGTCGAGAATTGTCTCCACCGCCGCCACCACCGCCACTGCCCTTGCCTTCCGCCAGCCCGAGCGTTGCTGCGAGTGCTTCATGGCCTTCAATCCCGTGACGTTTGGACAGCTTCTCGAAGGACTGAATGTTACCTTCTTCCACTGCTTTGGCGAACATCTTCTGGGTACGGTCATTCAGGCCTGCGATCTTGTCAGCTGCCTTTCCTGCCGTTTCCCATTGCGGCCGCATCTGCCGGATGAGCTCGTCATCACGGTCTACACGGCGCTTACGGATGTTGTTGTCGTTGAGTCCGTTCTTGCCCAGAGGGGCATTGGGGTTCTCTTGGTCCCTGAGGATCTCGACAAGGTCAGTACTGGACGCACCGGTGAGGTACATCTGGTGCTGCATCTGCAAGTAGTTCTTCCGCAGAGTCTTCGCTTCATTAGCATCCAACGGGTTGTTAGGGTCAATGAATTTGTTGCGAGACTTCACTTCTACGTTACGGCGACCACCATCAGCAATAGCATCAGGAGTAGTTGCCTGCCCAGCCTTGTTCCGGTTAAAGATAAGACCAGGTTCAAAGGCATCGGGGTCGACGTGCTTACGGTACCAGTCCAGTGCCACTGGTTCGAGGGCATCACCGGACTTAGTCCAGATAGAGCCTCGGCCAATAGACACTGGGTCGTTGGGATTGGTCAGCGCCCCCTTCACCACTGCATGCAAAGCTCCTCTTGCAGACTCTGGTCTGCCAAGGCACCTGCGGCGGATGAGGTCACTTTGCCACGACGATTGCGCTGCCATGCCGACATCGGGTCTGATTTGTCATCATCCGATGCTATGGCTTTCAACCACGGCCGCTCTGCGAAATACTTTGCTCTGGCTCCGTCAGGGTCACCAGTGCGTTGGCGTACTTCTGCTTGGACCTCTGCTGCTGTTTGGATTACATCACCAGGCTTGATGCCAGCAGGTGCTACAGGGTTTTTCTTCCTGGTGGTGGCGCCACCACCACGGCCACGCTCGAACTTCTTGTACGGCTCCAGCTGGAACGGGATAGGCCCTCCACCGAAGTCACGCATACCCAGCAGGGCAGCCTTAGGTGTCAGGTTGTCTCCAACAGTCCCAGTGGTACTTGCAGAACCAGTTGCAGCTATTTCAGCAGCAGCACGCTTTACTTGAGCCCGGATGACAGGGTCACCAACGAGGTCAGCGGCAGTTGCACCCAGCGCTTGCAATGCAGAGTTCATCAGCTCACCACCATCGGTAGTGACCTTGAAGTCATACATCTCGTCTCGTCCAGGGTTCTGGGAAATGACGGTCTGTGTTGGGTCTACAAGTCCGGATGCAGCCATCTCGTCGAGGAGATATTGCCGCTCACGGTACTCGAAGTTCTTCGGCTTGGACAGACCACCCTCGTTACCAGAACGGTACACGTCTCGGATGGTCTTGATCGCGTCTGTGAACGGTGACTCATGTCGACCATTCTTCTCCTCCCACAGCTTATCCAGCTTGTTGGTGAGGAACATCCGGTCAGACACGGGCAGCATCTTACGGACGTCCTGTACAGACGGCAAGGCTTGGGTCCAACCTACAGGCTTACTACCAGCACCACGCGTGGCTTGCTCGAAGCCAGTGTTCGCTATCCGTGCAGGTATTTGCCTTGAGAGCACCTTAGTAAGGCGCCCATGTAGATCGGCGTAGGCAGGTCCAAACTCACCACCTTCCAGCTTGTTCGGATCAATATACGCACCAGCTATGAACTGAACCGCGTTGACAGCCTTCTGTAGAGGGTCTACCCACTTGTCGTGGGTGTCAGGGGTTATCAGATCTGGAGCATCAACTTGCTGCTTCCAGGACTGGTCACTGGTGGTCATCGCGCCTACGATTGACATGGCGCGTTGTGTCGGGCTTTGCAGGCCTTGGTAGGCTCTGGTCTTCGCAGCCTCAACCATACGTACAGAGAAGTCTTCCTCGTGGGAACCCTCCGCAGCAGGTGATCCCCACTGCTTGTCCCTGTGCCGCATAGCTGATGCTACTTTCTGGAGGTTGATGCCTCCTTGCCCTGCCATGTATTGCAGCTTCTCAGCTGGATTGGAGCTCATCGCGAAGCCCGTATGGTCTACCGACCCCAGGGACTTAGCCTTGGCAACATGCGACATGAATGCCGATGCTACATCAGGGCCAGCCGCGTTGATACGACTCGCTAGGATTTGTTCCGGCGTAGTTGCTTGTGCGATGTACTCTTCAGAGTGGATGGACTCAGTGGGTCGCCCCATAGTGCGCTCAACATAGTCCTCTCCTTCTCCATCATCCCAGAATGAGGCACTCTTACGCTGCAGCGGTTTTGACACCGGCTTTTGTGGAATGTCAAACTGGGCAGCAGCATAAGAGTGACTACTCTTTGCAGCTTTAAAGTCATTGATCGGATTCTGCATCTGCCCTTTGTGCTTCGCCTTGCGGGGAATCGAAAGGGTTGGGCGCTTAGCCATCTTTGTCTCCTTGTTTCAGTTCTTGTTTCAGGTCCATTATCTCGTGCATGATATGAAGGTCATACAGAGATAATGAGCCATCCGACAGATCACTCATCGAGCACATAGGCGGATGGGCAATTACACCCCGATACAAGTAGAAGTCAACCTCAGGAAACAGCTCTTCGAGCGTCTTCGGCTTTTCTTCTAAGGGGTCAAGCTCGGCGTTGGCAGCTGCGGGTCTTGCGACTCGTCCTGCTCTTCCTGCTGGTCTGGCTCTGCTGGAGGTACCCCTAGCTCGAAAAAATCTCGGTAGTTAACTTCTGCTACGAAGGCGAACACCTTGAAGATCTTGAAGATCTCTCCGCTATAGTACTGGTTAAACTGCGCTTCTTGCAGCTCTTTACCGTCTACACGAGCGGCCATGGCGAACTTCTTCAGCAGCGCAACGAGCCGCTTGGAATCACTCCGATGCAGCACTTGCAGCATGTCCGTGAACTGGTAGGATCCGTCGACGAAGAAAGAGAAGTCGGGGCCCATAAGCCCAACGCCTCACTTAAATTCTCCAACGCTACAGATGCTGGCCATTGACGAACATAGATCGGATTATCATCGATAACCCGATTCATGTCTTTACAAGCCATTGGTTACTCCGTATGTTGATTAGACGCCGACGTTCTCGGACTGACCGCGCAGGATCCACAGTTGCTCGAACTGCATAACCCAGGTATCGGTCGCTACACCGGTACCACGAACGATACCAGGCTGCATGGTGATGATGCCGTTAACACCGGTCACGACAGCGCGACCCATCTTATCGTTCATCATCAGCTGCACCGGCAGGAAGACGTCAGTGCCACCGGAAGTACCGGCGTCGTGAGTTTGCATGGCACGAACCTGCAGCCACTGGTTAGAATCAGAGACTTGCAGCAGGTCGAAGGTTACGGTACCAGACTTGTCAGCCGAGGTAATCGCAACCATCTTCCCACGCGCATCCATCACCTTACCGTGTTGCGGTGCGTCACGAGACGCGGTGATGATTGCGGCAGAGTCGGAGAATCCTTCCATGAGGATACCGTCGACCAGAAGATCGACGTTGTAAAAGCTATACTGTTTCATCGTTATCCTTATTCGTTGAAGGAGCCACCAACTACTACCTTGTGCATCGCACCGGCACCAACGGCTTCAAAGGTGATACCTTTGTAGACACGGTTGGACTTGTCGGCTTGAGACACTTGTGCAGTCGGAATGTACACGATCTTGTAACCCAGCGGGAGGTACTCACCAGAGGTGGTATTGCCCGGAGCAACCAGACCGTTGGTCACTGCTTGACGCAGGGCCTGCTCGATCTCGGCGATGATGATAGTGACACCGGTATCGGTATACGGGATCTTGGTCGGAGTGGTGTACATCCGATTGAAGATACCGGTCTCGATACGGTTCTGCAGCCAGTCCACACCGTGAACAGCATCGAACCAGGTACCGTCTCCCATGCGGGAGTCGGAGTACACGAATGCACCGGCCAGGTCAACGATGGCGTTGCAGTTGTTCGCCTGCATTGCTTCATGCTCGGTCTGACGCAGCTTCTCGAAGGTAACGCCCTTCATCACCTTGAGGTTCAGGGTAATGGTGGTGTTGGTGCCTTCGAAGTTCACCAGGAAAGCACGACCAGCAACCGCACAGGACGGGTACTCGTTGGGCTTGGAGCTGTAGTGAGTCAGCACGCGCTGAATGGACATGCCTTTCAGTTTGTACGCGATGCTGTCTTCGCTGGTCTTGTCCAGAGTGGCAGGGTCGTTGGAGGTGTTGAAGAACACACGGCGGGACGCCTGAGCATATTTGGCGGTGTCAATGGCCTGAGCAGTGTCACGCCACTTCTTGTTCAGCACGATGCCGTAGAAGGACGGGTCAGTGTCAGCGGCCTTGGTCAGCGCCTCCACAGGAGACTCCGGCACAACGGCTGTAGTCACGACTGCACCTGTCAGGTTGGTCAGCGCCAGAGCGGCGGCAGTGCCAGAGATGTCGGCTGTGGCCACTGAGATGGCCGCGCCTGTACCGGTAGTCCTGGTGGTCAGCACGAAGCTGGTACCAGACACTGTCACTTTAACGCCAGTCAGCTTGCCTTCCAGGATGACAGCGGCAGCGGTCAGTGTGGACGCGCCGGAGAAGTCAACATTAGTGATGTTCTGGGCCATGCCATTCACGTGAATGGTAAAGCCACCAGCAGTGATGGCCTGGATGTCTGCCAGATCGGCGGAGCCGCCGGTCAGAACAGCCGGAGTAGCAGCAGCTGCCAGCGCGACCATGAAGGAACCGCTCGGGTTCTGGCCGTAGAAAGTAGTAGCACCCTTGTAGACCTCAGAGGTCAGTTCCCATTCATCTGCTACGCTTCGATGCCAGAGTAGGAGAAGATGGTACCAGCGAGGGGCACCTTCGGGCTTTCGTCGGTGACGAATACCAGCTTGCCGAAGCTTTGCAGGGCTTTAGCTTTCGGGGCAATCAGGATGTTGACGTCAACAACATTAGTGATTGAAAGGCTCATCAAGGTTCCTTGATATTGATATGCATCGGGACTGTCATATCACCCTCGTTGTAGACACCATTTGCATCTACCTCGGAGATGATACCAATCTCGCTATCGAACGACCGGCGTACTAGGCATTCGATTAATACGCTCTCGCGCACTTCCCAGTTGGTTTCAAGGGTCAGAGTCTTGTTCGTTACCTTCTCGTGCTTCAACACGGCGAGATCGTTCTCTACCATGAAGTCCTGCACGTCAGGTCGCATAAAGCTGGAGACGAATCGAGAGACATCTGGGATGCCCTCGGTGAACAAGATTTGAAACACTACCAACCGAACTCCAGACGTCCGGTTGATAAATCCAGTTGAAGTCTCAATGACTTCGTTCCTGTCACGGCCTGGATTACGCTCGTCGAGCAGGAGCACAGCTGCAAAGCTGTCGACCTTCGGCTTAGGCTGGTTGCGCTTCATCTCATAGGAGAACTTTGGCTTGCCCAGAGCGAGGTCCACGAGCTTCATAGCTCGAAGGGTATCACCCGCTTTTTCCATACCTTGGTCTCATGATTCGGGACACTGGTACGAGCTTGTTGCCGTACATCAGCATCATATCACTTGGATAATCCAGCGGCACTACCGGATGCAGTGTGGTATCTGTGGCACCAATGGCCTGCCAGAACCCTGCTGAGTGGTAGTCACCTTCCCGGATTATCTTGTACAACTCAGTTCCGTATTCCATCAGTGAATTGTTCGGCAGCTTCCATCGAGATGCAATTTTGATTTGCGCTGGTTGCCGTTCACCGGACGGGTCGGACTTCAGAGCCTTACCGTAGTCGCCATAATCTGGGTCGCCTAGTGGGATTGGCGTAGCCCTTATAGGAAAGGCTAAACCATAACCACCAGGAATCCAGATGTTGTCGTCATCGTACTGGCCTGGAATTTCCAACCGCAACATCACCTGAGTAGTGGTGTGCGATCCAAAAGCTGGTGCTAATGAGATCATAGTAACCTCAAATCACACGTGGGCCAGCAAATGCCATGCGTCGCCACTTGATGTACTGCTGACCATAGCTGGTAGCCAGATACGGGTCGAGGTTATTCTGCATATCTCTCGACACTGCATACTCGACTCGCACATCATCAACTTCTTTCTCGCGGAACGGTTGTAGCGGGGTGTGGTCCCCCGTCTCACTCGATTCTGCTTGAGCAGCAAGATGCGCCATAAGATAGCCTTGGGCAATATCGTACGCATCTTGGCCATTCCAACGAAAGACATCGGCGCCCATTTCTACGGTTGCTTCGAGCTGGAGCTCTACCCATTGAGGCTCAGAGACAGCTACGAACTGCGGGAACTTGTCCAGCCACGAATCGTAGGTGAGCATTGATTGTCCTTACTTACAGAGCACGTTGTACATGTGCTGCAGTTTCTCTTCGTCTACTTCCTTGGGCAGGGCGTAGCCTTGAGCGAGTTCAACTGCCTTACGCAGATCTTCCAGAGTCAGTTCAGACTTGGCGTGCTCTACGATCTTCAGATCACCGGCTCGCACCAGCTCCATGACCGGATTGAAGTGCACCACCTTGCCGTCACCCACTGGGTTCAGGACGTGGTACTTGGCTTCCTTGGACGGATCGTCGGAACCCAGTTGTACCGGCACCTTTTCCATCTCGATACCTTGACGGGTGGCAGGCTTGCCGCTGGTAGCAGCGTTCCAGAGTGCATCGTCAACTTCGACAGTGGCACCACCAGGGATGGTCACAGTACGCAGCTGTGGCAGCTCGTCACGCATGATTTCATTACCACGTGGGTCGTAGCCTTTGGTCTTGGCACCAGGATTGGTACGAGCAACGAAAGAGATGTAGTGATCAGTAGTGTTTTGAACTTGCATTATCTTCTCCAAATTAGAGGGCCGAAGCCCTCATTTACGGGGTATTACAGGCCGTACCAGATGTCGATGGCGCGCGGGTAGGTCACTTCCAGACCACCGAAGCGGCCACGACCCGGAACTTCGTACACCAAACCGTGGAGCTGAACCGGCAGGAACTGCAGCGGCAGGGTCTCACGGATACGTACGGTTTCCTGACCTTCCGGAGTGGTCTGGTTCAGGATGATG